GAGGACCGCTGACATAGTCATGTGCGTTGGATAACAGTGATTATCCAACGCTCTTGGGCGGCATTCCGGAGGTGCCGAGGAGGCATCAGCTTGAGCACTTGGGAAGAACGGATGGCTGCCAGAGCGAACCAGCGGGCGGCGGGCCGGGCGGCAGCAGAAGCGGCTGAAGAACAATGCGCCGACGCGGCAGAGGCGCCCCGCCATGAGGGACACCACAGGCATGCCGAGCACAATTGCTTCATCTGTTCCTGCGGTGATCCGGAGACGGTCGGTGTTTTCTCGGTGGCGGTGGATCCGCGCTACTGGTCTGACGATCCGGCCAGCACGGCCGGCGCGTTGCGGTAGTTGCACGATTCCGCCACGTGACCGCGTGTGCTGTTGGCACTCTGGCTGGATCAGGCCCGCCGGAAGCACCCACCCGTGGGCAGCCGGTAGGCGGGCACCGTTCCAGCGTCAGGAACCTTGTTGAGCCGACAACAAAAACCCGGCGGCCGTCACGCCGCCCCCTCCCCCGTAGCCCGGTGCGCGCGGATCGCGGTGAAGACGGCACCCGTTGCTGCGGCGGCCGCCGCGCTGACCGTAGCCGCAACCGCCGGCGGCGGCCACGCCACCCAGATCGTGACCCCGGCCGCGGCGGCGCAGGCACCCGCGCCCGCCAGTCCCGGTGCGCGCGTCTACGTGGTGCGCCCCGGCGACACGCTGGCGGCCATCTCCCAGCGGTTCTACGGCCACACGGCCGCGTGGCCGTGGCTGTGGCATGTCAACCGCGCCCGGGTCGGCGCGGACCCCGGGCTGCTCGAGGCGGGCCGGATACTGCAACTGCCGCGGCGCCATCCGGTGTCCTACCGGGCCTGGCCGCCCCCGCCCCCTCCGCCGCCGGCGCCGCTGCGGGTGGCTATGGCCGCGCACGTGCCGCAGCAGCACCAGCGGGCCACGTTCACCAGCTCTGGCGGCATGTTCTCCGAGGCCGCGCTCGAGCGGATCTGGATGTCCGAGGGTGGCTCTGCGGCGGCCGCGCCGCACGCGGCGTGCATCGCCGAGCACGAGTCCGGCGGCAACCCCGGCGCGGTCTCCCCCACCACCGACTACGGCCTGTGGCAGGAGCACGACGACCCGGCCGCGCTCGACCCGGCGGTCAGCGCCTCTGCCGCGGTCCGGATGTCGGGCGACGGCACGAACTGGGGTGCCTGGACCACGGCCGGGGACTGCTGATGGCGTCCCGGGCCGCCGCCGTGGCCGCGGCTGCGCTGGCGGTGGCGGTGTTCGCGGGCCCGGCCCGCGCCGCCGCGCCGAGCCCCGGACAGGTGGCGTACCAGTTCGCGGTCGGGCAGGCCGGTAAGCCGTTCCAGTGGGGTGCTGACGGGCCGGCCGCTTTCGACTGTTCCGGGCTCGTCTACGCCGCCTACCTCCACGCGGGGGTCGTGTTGCCGCGCGACACCTACGGCATGGCCGGCAGCCGCGACCTGGTGCGGATCACCCGGTCGCAGGCCCGGCAGGGGGACCTGGTGTTCTTCGGCCCCGCGTCGGCGCCGGATCATGTGGCGCTGGTCGATGCGGGGGATGTGGTGTTCTCCGCGTACCGGCCGGGGCAGCCGGCGGGCTGGTCGCGGACCGGGCGCTATTGGGAGCCGTCGGCGTACTACCGGGTCGCAGTGGAAAGATGAGGCGCGGGTAAACCTTTCGCGGGGCTCGCGCGTCCTTTTGCTGGGCCGCAGATGCGGCCCAGCAAAAGCCTTGATCAAAAAGGAGAGTCGTGCGCAATCGTCTGACTAAGTGGATCGGCGCCGCCGTGATGGGGCTGGGCGTGGTCGCGGCCGGCGCGGCGCCGGCGATGGCCTCACCCGCGCACCACCCCGGCGGCGGCCAGGACCATCCCCGGCTCGTCTGCCACTGGGAGAAGATTCACCGGCACCACCACGTCGAGTGGGTCCGGGTCTGCCACTGGGTCCGCGACCACTGACACCCCCGGCCCTGAGTCCCTTCAACCCCAGGAAACGAGGAACGTTTCGATGTTCAAGCTCTCACGGCTCGCTGCCGTCGTCGTGACGCCGCTGGCTGCCGCCGGTGTCGTCGCGCTCGGCGCGGGTGCCGCCTCGGCCGCGCCCGCCGCGCCGGCGTGTACCGCGCCTACGCTCACCGCATGCACCGCCCCCGGCCTGCCACGGCCCGTCCTGCCACGGCCCGTTCTGCCGAGGCCGGTCCTGCCACGCCCGGGGCTGCCGAGGCTGCCCATCACCAGCTGCGGATGCGGCACCGGCATCTCGATCTACCACCCCGGCCTGCCGATCTACCGGCCCGGGCTGCCGAGGCTGCCCATCACCAGCTGCGGCTGCGGTATCGGCCTGCCACGCCCCCGGCTGCCGATCTACCGGATCGGACTGCCGCGGCTGACCCTCACCACCTGCGGCTGCGACACCACCGAAGGGCTGGTCTACCCGTACGCCTACCCGTCCGCGGTGTACCGCGTCGTGTCCGGCATCTCCTGGTACCGGGTGCCCAACCCGTGGACTGACGAGGGCTACCTGTACGTCAACGGTGAGACGGGAATCTGCTACCCGTCCCTGGGCGCAACCACCCCCTACATTCCGTAGCCGGCTGACGCCGCGCGGCCCCGCAGGGGGGCGTAGGGGAATCCCAGGGGCCGCGCGGCCCAGTCCTTGAAAGTCGAGGGGAACGATGATGTTCCGGCTGCTGGCACGCATAACGGTGGTGTCTAGGCTGCTGGCACGCATGTGGCGGCTGGTCGGCTACGGGGGCAGGCGGTGCCACATCTGCCGGTCGTCGTGGGTGACGCACCAGGTGGGCGTGAGGTGGCTCTGCCCGCGCTGCGCGGGGCTGGTCACCGGTCCCCGGAGATGACAAAAAAGAGCCCTCCCGGCCCGCGAGTGCGGACAGGGAGGGCTCTTTTTTGCTGAAGCGGCTGAGCATGCCCCGGGAGAGGGGCTGCGGCGATTCTAGCGCAGGCTGGCGGGGGGCTGGCTGGCGAACCAGTTAGCGAGTGACGTGAACGAGGCTGCGATCTCGGTGCAGATCTCCGCCGGGGACGGCGTAGGCGTAGGAGTCGGGGTCGGCGTAGGAGTCGGGGTCGGGGTGGGCGCTGGGCCCGGGAACGGGTTGACGCCCCCCGTGACCGCCGCATACTCCGCGCCCAGGCCCGCCAGGTCCACCCCCGCCGGGTCATTACCCGAGGTCGCAGACACCCACTCGCTCGAAACTGGAACCCACGCCTCCTCGCAGTACTTCGCGTACCAGCCGTATGTCATGGCCTGCACCTTGCCCCAGGTGACGCAGTACAGGCTCGTGGCGTCGTAGCCGAGCAGCGGCACGCAGTGCCCGCCGGCGATGCCGCCGTCGTAGGCGACCACCGTCCACGGCTGCCCGTCGTTGAACTGGGTCATCGCCGAGTTCGGGAAGTTCACCCCGATCAGCACGGCGCCGAGCTCGGCGACGGCGGTTTGGATCTCTTCGGTGTCGTCCACGGCAGCCTGCGCGTACGCCTGGATTTCGACGCCGGCCATCGGGTTCGCGGTCCAGTCGGCCAGCGCGGACTGGATGTCCTCACCCTGGTCGCTGTTCGGGTTCCCGGGGACGTAGCCGCCGACCCGCTCGTACTGGGCGAGGACCTGCGCGTCGGTGACGGTGTCCTCGGTGCCCTGCCCGTAGTAGGAGTACGCGTCGACGGTGTGGCCGATCCCGGCGCCGACGCAGTCACCAAGCTGGTCGTTGAGCAGCATCCCCCAGGCTGGGACCGCGCTGTACCAGCCTGCGCTGGCAGGGGGCGCGGCGCCGGTGAGGTGCCAGCCGAAGTGGGCGCGTGGGACACGCGGGTCGGACGGGAGCCATCCGGACCGGAACTCGACCATGTGCAACTTCCCTAACATTTGAGGGCGCCGAATTGCAGAAAACTGCCGGAAACTTTAAAACCGCAGGTCAGGCGCGGATTCCGATGCTGTCGATACACCTAGGCGCGGATGTCGATGCTGTCGATACGCTCAGGTTTTGTCCACGTGCCGCCCTGCTTCGACACCGTCCACAGAGCCCCGTCCTCGCCGATGCCCACCATGGTCCAGCCGCCGATGACACCTGCGGCGAACGTCGGCGTAACCGAGATGATCTGCTTCCAGATGCCGGGCATGTCAGCCTCCGCAGGTGCCGGTGACGGGGCAGGGGCGCCGAAGAAATCGTCGAGGAGGACGGACTCGTCCAGGTTCCGGCCGAGCGCCTGGTTGGTCCACTGGGTGCCGTCGCACGCGGCCACCACCTGCCCGCCGGGGTCGATGTAGCCGCACGTGGCCGGGCCGCAGATGTGTTCCCCGCAGCCGTAGTGCGCGGACCAGATCCGCACCCCGGAACGGCCGGTCCCGGCCGCCTGCAGTACGCGCAGGACGGCGTTGACGTTGCCGGCGCTGGTGTAGACCACCGGGCGGTGGATGCCGCGGGCCTGCTGCCGCGCCACCCACGCCGGGACCTGGGCGGCGGTGGCGTCCCCGGGTTCGACGTCGAGGCATTCGGCGTCGTCGCCGGCGAACACGGCGATCGACAGGATGTGCGCGCGGGGGTAGCGGGCCCGCAGCATCGGCTCGGTGACCCACGCGCCGTCCACGTACCCCGCGAAATAAAGGCCGTCACCAGGCAGTGCCGTCAAATCTACGGAGTCGTACATAACAAGTGTCACTGGCACCTCCTAGAATGGATGTCGTGGCCAGTGCGGGAATCTGCGCGGAATGTGGAACTAGGATACCGGCCCGTCCAGGCGGCGGTCATGTAGCTATGACATGTTCCACTGAATGCAAAGAACGTCGTAGAAAGGCGCGTCGTAAGAAGCAGTATGCGGAGAACCGGGAACAGGCGATCATTCAGGCGCGGGAGTGGGCGCTCGCCAATCGAGAGCGCATAACTGAGCAGCGGCGGCAGCACCGAGCAGCGAATAAGGAAGCCATCGCAGCGAGGAAACGCGCGTATGCCCAGGCGAATGCCGAGCATGAGGCTGCCCGCAAGGCAGCGTGGTACGTAGCGAACCGGGACCGCATACGGTCGGAGTGGCAAGCACGTCAAGACGCTGAGGCGCGCACTAGGGCGAGACAGCGGACGCGGGCGTGGGCTCGGGCGAACCCGGAACGCCGGGCGGAGATGCGGCGGGCCTGGGCGCGGGCGAATCCAGAGAAGGTGTCAGCTAGAGGCCGGAGAAGACGCGCACGTCAGCGCGGCGTTCCGGCTGACACGGTATACATTGCCGAGCTATTACAGGAGCAGAAGTTCCGGTGCTCCCTATGCCAGAAGCGGATCAATCCGAAAATAAAGTATCCAGATTCGATGTCAGCATCAATCGACCACGTTATTCCACTCTCGCAAGGCGGGACTGGCGAGCGATCGAACCTACGTGCGGCTCATATGGGGTGCAATAGCGCGAAGCGAGACGGCGTGTGGCCGGGAGGGGAGCAACTCGCGATCCTTTGATCACGGCATTCGCCGTTTCTCGCTCGCCAGGATCAGCGCGCCGAGCCGTTCCTGGTGCGCCAGGAGCAGGTCGTCCTGGTTTTGGAGATGTTTCTGCAGCTCAACGCACTCCGCGAGGATCGTCTCGGCGTCGTCGAAGGTTTGCTGGGCGCGTTTGTCCGCCGCAGCGCCCTGAAGGTTCTGCCCGACGATGATGACCGGCAGCAGCACCAACTGGAAGAAGGTCTGCGCCACCCACGCCACGATGACGATCACGTCGTGTGTCCTGATCGCTGACGGCAGCGATATGAGCGCGACCACGGCGAAGATGTAGGCGCAGCCCATCGTCCCGATCAGCAGGGTGATTTTCAGGCCGAGCCGTGCGTTGAACCTGGCGAAGGCGGTGCCGTGCGGGTGCTGGTCGGCGATTTTCACTGGGCCTTTTTTTTGGCGGGCCTGGATGTGGGGGTGCGGCCGGTATTTGTAGATGCTCAACCGTTGTCCCCCCTGCCGCGGTCCGGGTCGTACCACGACCGCCACATGATCGCGTCGATGTTGGTGTGGCGCCGCCGCCACCAGGTGACGGCCGCGGCTGCGGCGAGGGCGGCACGCCCCGCCGCCCGCCTAACCGGCCTGGCCCGGGCTGGGGGGGACGGGCAGGCCCGCATCGCGGATCACCGTCTCCAGCATCCCGGTCCGGGCCTCCAGCGCGGCAACTTTCTCGTTCAGCGCGGCGATCTGGTGTTCCTGCTGGCGGAGCGCGTTCTCGTAGACGAGGCGGGCGCGGTCCCACGCCTGCGCTTCGACGGCCGTGTGGCCGGTGCGGGCCCCGGCGGTGCGGGCGCGGCCCGACGAGGTGTAGGCGAGGCCGGCGATGGACAGGGACGCGAGGCCGATGATGACGCTGTCCCATCCGGGCCCGGCCGTCACGGCGGCGCTGCGGGCCGGGGCGGCTCGGGCCAGCCGGAGATAAGCAGGACCAGCGCGGCGAGGCCGAGCCACGCCATCGCGGCGCCCCAGCCGCCGTGTTCGCGGTGCGCCAGCCAGTGCCAGGCGATCAGCAGCGCCCAGAACGTTTTGAACAGCGCCGCGAACCCGTAGTGCCACCTGTCGTCGGTTAGAGGCACACCGGCCGCCAGGACCGCGGCGGCGCCGATCCACACCCAGCCCCACAGGTGCAGCGGCATCACCATGACTGCGGCTGTCGCGGCGGCGGTGTGGCCGGCGAGGAGCGCGGTGCCGTAGCACACGTCGACGGCGGCGAGGACCGCCAGCGCGGCGCCGCGGCGGCCGACTCGCCGCAGGGCATGCATCAGCTGCTCACCCAGCAGACCTCAAGGTGGCTGTTCTGGCCTGCTGTGATAGAGGTGGCGAGGTTCGCGCCGCCCGCGAGGACCGCCTGCAGCTGTACGAGGTTGACGCCGCCGAGGAGGTACACCAGCGCGATCACCGGCCGGCCGCAGCCGTGGGACACCGACGGGTTCGACGTCAAAGACCCGGCGTAGTTGTCGGCGCCGTTGGTGGCGACCAGCGGGTTCACCGCGTTCGCTGTCGCCGGCGCGGCGGTGAACACGTTCCCGGTGCACAGGAACCAGCCGGACACGCCCTGCGGCGGCATCCAGTAGTACCACGGCGACCCCGTCCACCCCCCGTACGGGTCCTCGAGCACTGTGTCGAGGGTGATCGGGTTCGACACGACTGATGCGGACAGCGACTGGGAGGAGACGGACTGGGTGCCGCGGAACACCGCCTTGGAGGCGAGGAAGCTGAACGATCCGGAGATGAGGTAGGTGAGGTTGGCGTACTGGTCGCCCAGCCCGGCGGTGCCGTGCGGGGTGGACCCGGCGGTGAACTGCGGGCCGCCGGCGGGCGGGGGGACGACTGTCGCCGGGGCAGGCGGCGGTGGCGGGGGGACGCCGGTGGGGGACAAGACGACGAAGCCGGTGAAGAAGTCGGAGGTGGCGGCGGAGGTGACGGTCGCGGCTGGGGGGGTGCCGAGGCAGTCGGAGACGCCGGCGTTGACGGCGTAGTCGGTGAGGCCGGAGCCGCCGCCGATGCCGGACCCGAACGCGGGGACCCGTTCCGCCCACCCGCCGGGGAGGCCGATGTTTTCGGCGGCCTGGTAGACGCCGCTGTCGATCGGGGACTTCGATGACACCTGATTCGCGGTGATCATGACGACGGTTTCGGTTGCCGTGACCCCCGCCGGAAGGGCAGGCGTGTAGGTGACGACCCCGGCGGAACTGGACGCGAACAGGCTCGACGGGATCGTCGAGGCGGGGTATGCGACGATGACGGCGGCGGCCATGCACTGCCCGGAGAACGGCAGGTAGTAGGCCGTCTCGATCGGCTGCGCGACCTTGTAGAAGACTCCCAGGACTGCGTCGGACGCGGACAGGGCCGTCCACTGGATCGGGGGGCTTGCGTAGATGCTGCCGGTGGATGAGCCGCCGCCGATCGCGGCCATGATAAGGATGTTGCCGGGCTCGTACGGCGGCGGGTAGATGATCAGGTAGTTGGTGGTGGCGGCCGCCCCGGAGGTCTGGACGCTGGAGCCGAGGAACGTCATCAGCTGGAGGCGAGCCAGGTGACGGTGAACGAGCCGTTCGACAGGCTGCCGGGTGACATTTCGATGTCGGAGCTGGTGGCGTTGACGCAGGTGACGGCGATCGGGGCGGTCATGGTGGGGGTGATGCCGGTGAAGGTGACCGTGCCGAAGTCGTACAGATGCCCGAGGAGGTAGTCCTCGACGATGATCTCGGCGGAGGAGAAGCCGATAAAGTCGGAGCCTTGCTCGATCTCTGCGGCCCGGATCCCTTTCTGCACCGTGTACGTCCACCCCTTCGTCGTGTCGGTGAGCGCCAGGTCGAGGTAGGTGCCGTTGAACGAGACGCCGGCGGTGATGACGTCCCCGGCGGCGAGCGGGTACGCGGACGTGGAGTAGTCGACCTCGCCGGTGGGGTACAGCTCGTACCAGACGCCGGTGCCGCCGGCTCCGGCGGCCTGGGTGCCGCACTGCTCGACCGCCCCCATGCCGCTGCCGGCCCAGCCGTCGAACCCGACCCAGAACGCGGCCGCCGAGCTCGATGAGCTACCCGACGTCGTCGGCTGCGTCCACGTCGCGGACACGCTGGTGTAGGGCGCGTTGACTGTCTCCACGTAGCCGCACCAGTTGACGGAGGTGGCGTAGGAGATGTTGGCCCGTTTCTCCCGGATGATGGTTCTCATGGCCGGCGGCACCAGTCAGCCCCCGCTCATTTCGCAACCCACATTATGATCATGGTGGTGTTTGATTCGCCGTTGCCGCCGATGCTGATCCCCCCCGTGGTCGTCGCGTTGCTGTAGCCGATCAGCTCCACGTACTGGCCCGCGGTGGCGCGGATCATCTGCACCGCGACGGACACGTGGCCGGTGGAGTCGTTCGCCGACGCCTCCGTCGACCCCCACTGGGTCGTGCCCGCGGACACCCGCAGCCCGCAGGCACGGTCGGTTCCGGTGGTGTTGTTGAGGAACGCGACCTGCCCGTACACGTAATAAAGCCCCGCGGCCGGGAAGGTGTACCGGGTCGCGCCGTTCCAGCCGCCGTAGGTGTCGGAGTTGCGCCCGAGGATCTGCGCCGTGGAGAACGTGACCGCGGTGCCGGCGGGGAACACTGCCGACGCGATCTGGATCGTGGAAGTGAGCTGCAGGCGGCACACCGGCGGGTACTGGAGGAAGTTGACGGTGTCCCGGATCGCGGCGTTCATGAACGCGCCGGTGATCTGCGTCGTGTCCGAGAACGCTGTCCCGGCGGGGACGGGCAGCGACGACGCCCAGCCCGCGGGGGGGCTCATGCGCGCCGCGTACAGCATGTTGAACGTCGGCGCGAGACTGTTCTGCGGCCCGTACAGCTGGCTGGTGGACAGGCCGTACACGTATGTGAACACGGACCCGGCGTCCTGGTAGCCCCACAGCGCCATGTTGTCGGACGCGTAGGTGTTCAGCGGCTGCATGTCACAGGTGATCAGCAGCGTGATGTAGCCCGGGTTCGACGGGCATGTCTGGCCGTGGACGACGGTGATGTTCCCGAACTGCTGCGCGCCGATCCCGGCTGCGAAGTCTTTGCTGGCGGACGCGGCGTCGAATGACACCATCCCGAACGCCAGGTACCAGCCGGAGTAGGCGCCGAACACCCCGGCCCCGTCCGCTTCGGAGCCTTCGTTCAGCGGGTCGTTGACGGTGGTGTCAAGATAGATCACCTGGTCGTTGCCGGAACTGATTTCCTGGGGGTAGACCGCCTGCTGCCCGGAGTACAAAGGCGGCGCGGACAGCCACCACGCGGCGGCGGTGATGTCGTTCCGCAAAATCGCCACCGTGATCACTTCAGGTGTGGTGAGGCTCCAGGTGTGCATCCCGTCCGGCGGCCCAGGGTAGGTGCCGGCCGCGATCGGCACCGCGCCGACCGGGATGTACGACACCCACACCCCGACGTAGCCGCAGCCCGGGGTGTTCCCGAACACAGCCTGAGACCAGATCGGCGCGGTCGTCGTCGCCGCGTTCACGCCCACAACGTTCGACGTGACCGAGACGGTGTTCGAGTTGGTCCCGGTGGAGGAGTCCGCCGACACGAGCGCGACCAGCAAAGATCCCGGCGGCGGGGAGAACGACACGGTGGTGACGTCGATCGACGTGGTCGACGTCGCCACATCCGGCGACGACGCGTCCACGGTGATCGTCATCGGGTTCCCGGTGAACACGTCCGTGGCCGGCAGGATCTCGCACATCGCGATCCCGCCGGTCTCCGACGGCGACGTCGACCAGCCGAAAATGATCTGCGCCGGGGGGGACACCGTCGGTGCCGACGACTGCGCGGTCAGGTACTGGCAAAGGTTGACCGTGTCAGCCACGTTGTCGATCTCCGTGGAGGCGGAGTCGACCGAGAACGAGCCGTTGCGGTACCCGAACGCGGCGCCGTAGACGACGGACCCGGCCTCGGTGGGGGTGATGTACCCCTGGCAGAAGTCCTGCGTCGCGGTGGTCCGCCCGGACACCGACGCGACGGCGGCGTCCGCCTGATCGGTGTAGGAGGCGCAGTTGTCGAGGACCAGGACCCGCATCAGCATCCCGGTCCGGACCGCGATCCCGCCGGTCTGGGTGCAGGTGACCTCGATCTCCACCGGCACCGCGCCGAGCGACGTCGTCTCGGTCATCGCGCCAGCCTCACCGTGCCGTTCGGGTACCCGTAGGTGGCGGAGTTCGTCGACAGCGCCGCAGCGTAGTAGGGCGACAGCACCAGTTTCAGGGTGCCGGTGCCGGACGACCAGGTCAGGGACCGCTGCAACTTAATGATGATCGTCGTGAGGGTGATCACGGGTGGTCCCATGTTCGGGTTCCGGCGGTGGAAGATGACGACGTCGCCGATGTCGGCGTGCAGCACCATCGGCCACGCGGCGACTGTTTTCGCCGCGTCTACGGTGACCTGGTAGACCCGCATCGCCGGGGCGCCCTGCGTCTGCGCGACCCAGTTCGCCAGGTCGGTGACCTTCTGGGTGTCCGCCAGGTAGACCGTCGGGGTGTAGGTGATGTCACCGAACTGGGCCTTCGACGCGGCGATGAACGGGGACAGCGCCGACCCGGGCGTGATGACCGGCCCGCCGAGCTGCTGCAGGGAGATGTCGTTCGCGATGTGCGTCGGGTCGAAATCGAGCGACGCGTCGGGCAGGTAGGGGATCTCCCCGGCGGAGGTGAGCTCGCCGAGGGTCCAGGCGGCTGGGCGGCAGTAGTTCGCGGCGGCGGAGCGGTAGAACAGGTTCCCGTCGCCGGCGATGAACAGGACCCCGCCGTCGGATTCGGAGACGGCCTGCACCGCTGCGGACGCCTGCTGCCCGGAGGTGTCGGTCGCGGGGACGGTCAGGTTCGGGTTGTCCGTCGTGGAGGTCACGTCGACGCATTTCGGGCCGGTGTAGCCGCCGGCCTCGAGCAGCCGCTCGATGCGCCGGCCGCAGGTGTCGCCGGACACGTTGACGCCTGGGGTTTCGGCGAGCGCCCCCGCGGTCGCCAGGTACTCGGTCAGGACCCGCAGCGGCGACACGAGGTAGTTGAACAGGGCGCAGTGGGCGACGCCGCCGTTGTACATGTAGCCGCTGTAGTTCGCGTCGGCCTGCCCGCAGAAGGACACCCACCCCCAGTACGGGGGCAGGTCCGCGATGCCGTTCAGGCCGAGGTCGAGGCCGCCGTTGATGATGACGTCCCAGCTGGACTGGGTCAGCTGCATGGTGACCATGAACCAGGTGCCGTTGCCCCAGTTCTGGGAGGCGTTCACGGTGATCTCGAACTGCTGCCCGGAGAACCTGTCCCACCAGGAGAACGTCAGGTAGCCGGTTTCCGCGGCGATGGAGACCTGCGCGATCGGCCCGGCGAACGACTTCACCGACATCAGCACCGGCCCGGACGGCGCCGCCGCGTCGACCTCGAACCAGCCGGTGATGGTCAGCGGCAGCGGCTGGTACGGGGAGGCGGGCTGGAAGAACAGGGTGTAACCCTGGCTGGTTTCGGTCGCGGCCAGCCCTTGCTGCCGCCACGTGTTCGACCCGGATGGGGCCCCGGTGCCGGAGGACGACCCGAACGAGTAGGTGGCGCCGCCGGTGCCGTATTTGGACTGCCGGACGATGAGCTGCCCGTAGCTGGTGGCGGCGATGTTCGCCGCGGCGAGGGTCGGCGCGGCGGCGGTGCCGTTGTCATCGCCGAGGGGCCAGTACGCGACCGGCCCGTCGTTGAGGATCTCAGCCTGCCCGATGGTCCGCATCTGCCCGTTGATCAGGGACCAGACGTCGGTGAATATCGCGTGGGACTGCTGCCACCACGAGTCGGGGTTCCAGTCCTGCGGCCACCGTTCGGAGTACCCGCCGAAGCTGACCGACGTGCGGCCGTTCCAGGTGTGCAGGAGCCGGACGGGGACGTATGAGGTGACCTGCCCGAGCGGCACCGGGGCCAGCGACCCGGACTGCGCCACGTTCCCGGTCACCGGCGGCGACGCGGCTGCGGGGGTGAAGGTGACGAGCCCGGTGGCCGTGTTGACTGCGGTGACCTGGAACACCGCCGCCTGCGGGGTCCCGGCGCCGCTGTACGGGTAGGTCTGCGACGTGGGGTAGATCTGGAACCAGTCGGAGACGGTGACCTGCGCCGCGTCCGGGACGGACACGGTGATCGTGGTCGCGTTCGCGGAGTTACCGGTGGCGGTGATCGCCCACGGGGGGCGGGGGGTGAGCGCCCCGTCGTGGTTGTCGAGCTGCGCGTTGACCTGCGCGGCCTGGATCTGGTCGAGCTCGTACTGGGCGCCGCGGGTCTCGTCCCATGACAGCAGCCGGCCGGAGATGTCGGCCCAGATCCTCTGGTCGGGGGGTGTGTTCTGCCCGGCTGGGCCGCCGCCGGCGGTGCCTAGCGCGGCCTGCAGCTGGATCAGCGGCCAGTTCGCGGACAGTTGCGCGGGTGGCGGCTGGGCGGTGAGGACCCCGGCGGTGACGGCGGTGACGTCGAGGCTTGTGCCGTTCCCGGCGGCGGCTGGCTGCCACCTGGCGGTGGCGGCGCCGGTGGTGACCTGCCAGGAGGTGCCCAGGATCAGGTCGTAGCCGTAGCCGGTGTTCTGCGACGGCAGATTGACGGGGGTGTTCCACCCGCCGCCGGTGAGGACCGCGGTGGTGGAGTAGGCGGCGTTGTCGTACGCGCCGCAGGTCAGCACCAGCGCCGCCGCCGGCGGTGCGGGGAGGGCGGCGGTGGCGGCGGCCTGGGCGGTGCCGGACACGGCCGCCGACTGGTATCCGGTGACGGCGAGCCCGGCTGCGAGGCCGGTGAACTCCTGGATGACGGCGGCGCGGACGGTGGTCGCCGCGTTCGCTGACACGTACACCGTCTGCGCGGGGCGGGCTGCGGGGGCGGCCCAGATGGTGACCGAGCACAGGGATGTGGTGAGTGCGGTGCCGAGCGGTTCCCACAGGTTATGCGCGTCGTCGCCGACGGAGGGGGACATGGGCTGGGCGGCGAAGTTCGCGGAGTCCCACGCCAGGTAGGCGATGAGCCAGTTCCCGTCGGAGTTGGCGACGGTGATGTTCTGGCAGGCGGTGCTGGGGGTGACGGTGGTGGTGTAGGCGTTCGGGGTCGCGCCTTGCGGGACGAACGTCGATGTCCAGGTGTTCACCGCCTGCACGGCGGGGCTGGCGGTGTTGGCTGGCCCGGTGATCCCGTCGCCGCAGGCCAGGTTGTTCCCGAGCAGGGCCCGGGGGCGGGGGCGGTCGCGGACCCGCATGGTGGGGACCTGGAACTGCAGCCATGTGGGGGTGCCGCCGTAGACGCTGCCGGTGTAGTTGCGGCGCAGCGCGAACGCGGTGGTGACCGACATCGCCTAGGACTGCCGTCCGGCGAGGAACAGCCCGTTGCCCTGGTTACGGCGGGTGTACCGCAGAACCCCTTGCTGCATGATCTGCTGGAGTTCTTTCTCGGCGAGGACGGAGCCTTGGACGTTGATGGTGACGCCTTGCGCGGCGCCGCCGGGGACGGGTGCCGCGCCCCATCCCCAGCCGCCGCCCCAGCCGCCCTGCCCCCAGCCGCCGCCCCCGCCGCCTTGCCCCCAGCCGCCCTGCCCGAACCCGCCGCCGCCGAAGCTGTAGCCGCCGCGGAACGCGTTGCCCATGTCCAGCGCGAGGTAACGCATCGCGTTGATCACCTGGGGCTTGATCGCGCCGATGCCGCCGATCAGGCCGAGGACGATGTTCCGGCCTTCCTCGTGGAACCGCACCGACGGGGACAGTGACCCGATCGCGGATTTCAGGGCGCTGAGGGCGGACGACCCGAGGCTGGTCATGGTGCTGGTCAGGGTGGAGACCATCGACGTGATCCCGTTGATCAGCCCGGTGACGATGTTTTTCCCGAGGGTCACCATGTCGGTGGCGATCGTCTTGACGATGTTCTCAATATCAGTCTTGATCGTGTTCCATGCGTTTGTCGCGGCTGTGGCGACATCGGTCCACGCCTGCTTCAGGTTGTTCTCGATCAGCGTGTAGGCGGCGGTGAACGCTGCCGTCAGGGTCGTCCACCATGTCTTGAACCAGGCGGTGATCGCGTTCCATGCGGTCTGGATCGCTGTCGTGACCGCCGTCCAGGCGGCCTTCAGCGCGTTCTCGATAGTGGTGAGCGTCGTGTTGACGAACGTGACCCAGCCGTTCCACAGGGTTTTGAACCAGGTGACGATCGCGTTCCACGCGGTCTGGACTGCGGACGTGATCGCGGTCCAGGCGTTGCTCAGGTCCGTCTTGATCGTGTTCAAGGTCGTGTTGACGAACGTGACCCAGCCGTTCCACAGGGTTTTGAACCAGGTGACGATCGCGTTCCACGCGGTTGAAATATCTGACGTGATCGTGGTCCAGACGCCCTTGAGGAACGCGACGATCGCGTTCCACGCCGCCGCCGCGTCGGCCTGGATCTGCTTCCAGTGCGCGACTATGAAGATCACGGCGGCGCCGATCGGGCCGGTCAGGATGCCGAGGATCAGCTGCCAGTGCGATTTAACCCAGTCGAACACCGTCGCGATCGCCCTGCCGACGTCGTTGATCGCGTCGCGGAACGTTTTGAAGTGCGTGTAGGCGTAGATGATTCCGGCGACCAGCGCCGCGATCGCGATAACAACCAGCCCGATCGGGTTCGCGTCCATCGCCGCGTCCAGCAGCCACTGCGCAGCCGCCGCCACCTTGGACGCCGCGGCCTGGACAAGTTCGCTGTCAGCGAGCATTTTGAACGCGTCGACGGCATCCTTGATACTGGAGATCATTTTGCCGCCGATGATGACCGACAGGGTGCCGCCGATGACCGCGGCCAGCGCGACCGCCGCAGCCTGGTTCTTCGCCAGCCACCCGCCGAAGTCGGCGATGACCCCCATCACCTTCGTCGCCGCCGGCAGCAGCGCGTCACCGAGGGAGTACGACACCGCCTCGGCCGCGTTCTTCGCCTGCTCCAGCTTGAAATTGAAATCCTGCTGCGTCTTAGCGAACCCCTGCACGCTGCCGCCGGCTGTTGCCGCCGCCCCGCCGATCGCCTTCACGTTGCCCTGGAACACGCCCGCCTGCTTACCGCCAAGCTCCAGCGCCACGTTCAGCCCGGTCGCCCCGCCGGTCATCGTCTTCATCGCCCCGTCGAACGTCTGCTTCAGCCCGGTCGCGCCGGACGCGGTCTTAGCGAACGATGTCACCAGCGCGGCCTGCTGCGGCGTCAGCCCCTTCACCGCGGTCGTCAGGTCATTGGTGGAGACCTTCCCCGCCAGGATCCCCTCGGCCAGGCTTTTCGACGCGGGGGTCATGGCGTTCATGTCCCCGACCAGGACCATGCCGCCCTTGGTGTTCTTCAGGATCGCCTCGGTCAGCTCGTTCATCGTCCCGGTCAGGCCCTCAGACCCCAGGTGGGTGCTGACCGTGTTCGCGTTCAGGCCGAGGGACTGCATCTCCGCCGCCGCCGCCGTGCTCGGCGACTCCAGCGACCGGATCATGTTCGCGAGGTTCTGCGCCGCCCGCCGCGCCGTGACACCCTGGTCCGTCATCGTCGCCATCGCCCCGCCGACCTGCGCCAGCGAAATATGCGCCGACGCCGCGACCGGCAGCACCGAACCCAGCGACTTCGCCAGGTCATCCATGTGCGTCTTACCCGACGCGACCGTCTCCACCAGCTCAGACGTCACCGCGGCCGCCGCCGACGCGGGCTCGTGGTAGGCGTTCAGCGCGCTCGTGACCGCGTTCGCGACCGACCCCAGGTCCGCGTTGCCGGTTTTCGCGCCCTCCGCCGCGGCCTTCAGCACGTCGAGGCCCTGCGCGCCGTGATCCCCCGCCGACTCGATCATGTACATGCCGGCCTCAAGCTGCTTCACCGACGTGCCTGTCGACACCGACAGCTGCAGGATCCCGTTCTGCACCATCTGCAGGTTCTTGTCGGTCTCACCGGCGCCCGTGACCAGCTGGGTGCCCATCTCCTGGAAATCCGACGCCATCTTCACCGACGCGGCTGCGGCGACACCGAGACCCAGGGCGGCGGTTTTCATCTTCGACCCGAGCCCGACCGCTGCCTCACCGGCGGTGTCAGACTTGGCGGCGCTTTCCTCCACCGCGGCTGACTGTTTCGCCGCGCCCGCTTCGACCGCCTCGGCGGACTCGGCCGCGCCCGCGGTCACCTTCGCGTCCGCGGAAGCCATCCCCGCCGCGCCTTCCTCTGCGGCGGTCCCCATCTTCGCGTACCCTGCCTCGACCCCCGCGGCGGCGGTGTTCGTGGCGGAGACCATCTCCTCCGCGCCGGCGGTGACTTTCGTGTCGGCGGCGCCGAGACCGGCGGCACCGGTCTCCGCCGCCGTGCCGATCCGCTCGTAGGCGCCCTCAACCCCGGCCGCAGCCGAGTTAACCGACGTGACCATCGCCTCGGCACCCTCGGTGACTTTCGTGTCGGCGGCGCCGAGACCCGCGGCGCCGGTCTCCGCCGCCGTGCCGATCTTCTCGTAGGCGCCCTCGACCCCGGCCGCAGCCGAATCGGTGGCGGCCGCCATCGCATCCGCGCTCGCCGAGACCTGCTCGGACGCCGTGGTGACCTGCCCGGCCGCCGTGTCCGCGGCCGCGCCCATCCGTTCCGTCGCCCCGGTTATGTCATCCGTGGCGGCCGTGACCTGCGCTGCGGCGGCGTCCGCCGCAGCGCCCATCCCTTCCGTCGCCTCGGCGACGGCCCCCGCCGACTCCCCCATCGAAGCGGACATCTCATCCGCGGCGCCCGTGATCTCCGCCGCGGCGTCGACCAACTCCTGGGTGGATTCGACCGCCTCCTCGATCCCGGCGATCCACTCCTCCGTGTCAGCGATGAACGTCTGGACGGCTGGCGGGAGCTGCGTGTCGCCAGCCATGGCGGCTAGGCGCCCAGCACCGCCGCCGCGGCGGCGACCGCGACGTCATGCAAGGCGGGCCGGATCCGCTCAATCGTCGGCGCCAGGTACGGCCGCGGCGGCAGATGCGCGGAGTGGTCGACCCCGGCGTCCCCGCCGAGTTCCTGAATCCGCGCGTACACGGTCGTCGCGCCGACCGTCACCGACGCCGACGTGCCGCTCACCTCCGCCGGTTCCGCTTTCACGCTGCGCCGCAACTGCCCGGTGACGATCGCGGGCGGTGTCCCCGGCTCCGACGGAGACGACGACGTCGACGACAGGGTGTTCATCGTTTCGGCGACCATCAGCGCACCCATCGCGGTCGCGGCGGCTACCGCCACGGCGGGGCCGCGGCCTTCGAGGGCTTGCAGGTTGACCACCACGTCGGACAGATCGCCAGCCACACGCCTCCCGTTCAGCCTGCCATGCCGCCGGTGAACCTCGGCCTGCCCGGGTCCGGGGCCATCTCCGTCGGCCGTTGATGATGCCGCGACGCCCGTTCGACCGCGGTGTCCCACCCGGCTGCCATCGCCGGCAGCAGCTCCGCGAACTCCAGCGGCAGCGCATCGCACTGCTCCGGCGTCCAGTGGAACCTTTGCGCCCCCAGGAACCAGTCGATGAGATGCGGCTCACACGGGCGCGGAGCGCCGGGCCGGCCTAGGAAGTAGTCGGTGAAGCGCTGCCGGAGATGACTTTCTTCGCCTTCGGTTTTGGGCCGTCATCCTTGCCGTCTTTGATGCCCATGATCCGCCGGTAGAGGGGGTCCACCGCCTCGTCGAGCGCCTCAAGGTCGTCGAGGGGCAGCGAGTCGAGCAGCCCGACCGGGTCGACGACCTGGCTGGGTACGGGCTGGCCGATGTCCCAGGACACGATCAGCCGGGTCAGGAGCGCGTATTTGACGTTGTCGGTCATGGACACGGACACGACACGGCCGCCGTCGGCGTCCATGTGGACTTCGATGGCGGCGTTGGCGGCGCGTTTGTCCCCGGCGAGGATCTGGTCCCGCAGTTCGGCTTTGCAGCCGGACGGCAGCGCGACATTCATCTTGAGCGGCTCCTCAGCAAGGTCAGTAAGAGGGGGTTGCGTTCTGGATGGTGACGGCCAGCGGGGAGAACCCCCCGGAGATACCGGCGTTGGTCGTGTTCGCGATCAGCAGCGCCTGCTGGTCGAAGCCGAACACTGTTTTCTTGTCGTCGATGGCGGCGGTGTCGAACCCGGCGATCTGGGCGCTGATCGTGAGCGTTGACGCTTTGACGCCGGGGAGGCCGTTCGCGGCGGTTATCTGCAGCGTCGGCTGGGTGTTGTTCAGGTAGTACAGGAACTGTGATTCGTCGAGCGCGGGGTCGAACAGGAAGTTGCACTGGGCGGTGAGCTCGCCGCGGGGGATCGCGTAGGGGCTTTGCTGCCCTTGGTCGGTCCAGATCGGCTCAAGTTTGCGGGTGATCTGGAGTTTCCATTCGGAGACGTTGAACACTTGCGATCCGGCGAAGGCGACGGTGGTGGTCCACGCGGCCTGCGGCACGACGGGGGAGATCGCGGCGGTGGGCGCGTTCGCGGCGATGACTGAGCCGAGGCCCATCGCTTTCGCGTCCCACAGGATCAGCGCGGTGGAGGTGCCGGTCAGTGACGTTTCGGATAGGCAGCCGAAGGCGTACTGGCGGGCGCCGGAGGTGGCGGGGACTCCGGTGTAGTCGGTGATGGTGTGGGTGACGGGCTGGGCGTTCGCGGCGCCGCCGGCGCCGGTGCCGGAGTTCAGCAGGGCGAAGTTGTGGGTGTAGAGCGAGTTGACGGTGGAGGCGGTCAGGGTGGAGGTGATGGTGTGCGCGTAGTACAGCGGCCGGTTCAGCGTGTAGGGGCCGGTGAGGCTGCCCGCGGTGGGGGTGATCACCTCGGCGGGGCCTGAGTCGTCGCCGAGGTAGAACAGGTAGGGCGTGTTGAGGGTCAGGGTGCCGCTGGTGAGCGTGATGGCTGTTGTTCCCGCCGGGTACGCCGCGACCGAGGTCACCGACGCGCCTTGGTTCGACATGGCGGACACGTAGTAGTCGCCGAGGATGTTGTTCAGCAGGTACGGGTAGGTGTCGGAGAAGAACGGGCCGCCCATGGACAGGTCCGCGATGATCGGGCCGGGGATCAGGTTGTAGAGGCCGGCCATGGCGTTACGCCACGCGGCATCATGCAGATAGGTGATCTTGTCGACGGGGGTGAATGTTGTCATCGGCACGGTGACGGTCGGCACGACGGCGGTGCCGGGGTTCAGTTCGGGGCCCCAGCCGATGAACCGCCTGGTGACCGGGTAGACGTGCGGCGCGTTAGCCAATGCCCTGCTCCACTTCTGTCCCAGCCGCCGTAGCCCAGGCTGGCTCGCTGGCTGTCTCGCCCGGTGGTTCGCCTGCGGAGCCCGGGTCACCTGCTCCGTGCATGGTGTAGAGGGTGGTGATCGGCGCGATGACCGCGAGGACCGCGGCCTGCCGTGTCGGGGTGGCCACGGTCATCGACGGGGCTTCTGTCAGCGCCGTGACCGGCGGCGCCGCGTAGATGTCGACGAACGGGTGGCTGACGCCGGCGGTCGCGGGGGAGCCTGACACGTTCGTCCACGACGACGCCGCCGCCCATGTCGGGGTGCCGGACGCCGATTCCATGTTCCACAGGGCGATCGCGTAGGAGGTGGCGTAGGCGACCGGGTTCGTGGTGGTGATGGTCGACGTGCCGGTGGTGAGCGTGTTCGAGATGGTGGTGGTCACCGATGAGCTGTCCAGGTACAGGCCGGTCAGCTCGATCAGGTAGCAGCTCATCCGGGTGGTGGCGACGGTGCCGTTCATGAGGCAGCCGAACGTCGGCGCGCCGTCACCGCCGCCGGCTACTTTCGCGAAGATCGCGGCGACGGTGCCGTAGTTGACGGCGTAGCCGAGCCGGGCCCAGGTGCCGGATGTTTCGGTGAGCCCGGTGGTGCCGATCCCGCCGTCGCCGTAGGCGGTGACGCAGGCGATGAGCAGGTCACCGGCTGACCTGGGCTGGCCTGCGGACCATGTGCCCTGGACTGAGCCGTTCGCCGCCCCGGTCGTCTGCACGGCCGTTGAGGGTGTGCCGACCTGGGTGACGGCGGGCCAGAAACCGGTCACGGCGCCGCTCGCCGCCCCCCAGTGGCCGTCGGTCGGCGGGATAGCACCGGATATGTCGGCGCCGTCCCCGGCTACCGCGGTCATGGTGTAGGTGCCGCCAGGTATCGCCCACAGCGGCTGCCCGGCGGCGTTGAGGTATTGCGGGTAGAGCTTCGGGACTGTCCCGAGATACGGGTAGGTCGCCACACGCCTCCCAGCGGGGCTAGAGCGGTCACGCTTGGAACAGTTCGAGGATCGGCAGCGAGAACTGGGCGTCGTACCGCAGGTACCGCTGGTCCGCGACAGCTTTCACCGGCGGGTAGTCGGTGTTGATTTTCTCGCCGACGTCGATCAGGTAGGAGATCAGCCCCGTCTCGGGGTCGGTGATGACGGCCGGGTCCGCGGAGCTGCGGAGCGTCTGCGTGATCGTGTCGATCACGCTGGGGAACGCGGTGTCGGAGTCGGGGTCGGTGTCCTCCCCGAACCAGATCACCCACAGGTGAGCGGTGTGGTCGATCTCTTTCCATCCGGCGGTGCCGGCGAGGACGTTACCGCGGGGCATGGCGCGGCGTTTTTCGGGGCCGAGGGAGTCCCACACGTACACGCCGGGGTTAAGGGTGTCGGTGAGCGGGTTCGGCGGCTCGATGAACGCCTGCAGCGGCCCGGCGCTCGAGGGGACCGGGACACCGTCGAGGAGCCCATGCAGGTACGTCTGGACCGCGTTGACGCCGGGCACGGGCAGCTCACCAGCCTTTCAGCGGCGGCAGGCCGAGGGCCTCGTGCCGGGCCACCGCTTTCGCGTGGGCGGCGGCGGTGCCGGCCGCGGCCCACCGTTTCCGCTCCGCTATCTGCTTCGCCGTCGGCTTCACCTTCAAGCTCGCGATCTTGGTGATCTTCTTGATGTGCTTGCCGCCGTGGACGTGCGCGCCGGCGTGCTTGTGCGCGACGATGCACGCCTTGTGCGCGGCATGCACCGTCCTGGTCCGCTTGCTCGCTTCCCGCGCCGTCTTGTGCTTGGCGGCGCGGGTCTTCGCAGCGGCCCGTTTCGCTGTCGCGCTCGCGCGTTTCTTCGCCGACGCTGACGCTTTCGCGTGTGCGGCGGCGGCCCACTTCTTCGCGTTGGCCTTGTCCGCGGCGAGCTGCTTCGCGGTCAGCTTCTTCGGCTTCTTCTTGACCGCGGGGGCCTTGGGGTGTTTCGCGGGGGCCTTCGCCGCGGCCGGTTTCTTCGGCGCGGCGGTCTTGTGCTTGCTGGTGGCGGCGGCGCGTTTCTTCGCCGCGTCGGCGCGGCGTTTAGCTGCGGCTTTTTTCTTCTCGGCGGCGGATTCGCGGCGGGTTTTCGGTGCGGGGCATTTCTCTTGCCCCTTCTTCTTCACCGCCACACGGCCACCACCCGATCACACCGGCCAAGTGTGTTAGACGGTTATATGGACCTGCGGAAGGGGTGGCAGAACAGCTCCGCCTCCCCGGCCAGGTCCTCGGGGCCTTTCCCGCCGCCGCCGGCCTGCCCGCCCATCGTCTGCACCGTCGTCGACGTCGCGCCCCTCGTGAGGGCCTGCGCGGCAGCGAAGTTAATCGCCGCCCACTGGATCTGCTGCGGCAGCGCCGACACCACGATCCCCACCCCCGGGCCCACACCCGGCGTGTGCGCGTACACCAGCGGCGACGCCAGCGTCAACGTCCCCGGGCCCGACACCGCCGACGCGGCCGTGCACGTGACAAGTTCCTGGGCGCCGGAGTCGAAAACCGTCCCAGCCGCGCCCTGCCCCCCCACTGTGACCGGCGCCCACCCGGTGCAGTCATCCACCTGCAACTCCTCCGCCCCAGCAGCCGCTGGGGCGGTCAGCCCCGCATGCGGCCACCCGTTCAGGTAGGTCACCTGCAGCACATACCCGCCGCGGCCGTTCAGCCAGCTGACATAGCTGCCGCCGATCTGGATCGCCTGCCCCCCGTCCGCCGCGGACGAGGGCGCGGAGGTGCCGTACACCCCGATCGGCGGGACCTCCGGTGCCATGTACTGCGCCGGGATCGCCGTCCACTGGTAGGGCAGCGAGTTCACGGCGACCTGCCCAGCGAGGACCTGCGTGACCGGCCACCGGGACAGGACCGCCCTGGCGTTGCCGTTCCCGCCGGAGGTGAGCCGGAACCCCGGCCCCCGCAGCGTCTCCACGTCGATGGTGGCGCGCAAAACCTGGTTGCAGTAGGCGTCGACCATCGCGGTGGCGCGCATGCACAGGTTCAGCTGCTCGGCTTGCTGCTGCGCCGGGGTGGCGTTGCGTGACGGGATCGTCGCCCACGAGATCCCGGTAGGAGCGGCGAGGAGCAGTTCCGGGGTCACGTAGGGAGTTCCCGGGCCGGCGACGGGCACCTGGCATCACCCCCGCATCAGCCTTTGGTTACGGTCAGGCCGAACTCGCGGGCGCAGCGGGTGCACACGTTCCGGTTGCTGTCGGTGTCCCACCGCACATGCCGTTCGCACACCGGTTCCATGCACAGGCCGCAGTCCGCGACAGGCTCCGACTTACGCGCGGACCGGCGGCGCTGCGGGCCGCCGCACAGGGCGCACAGCCCGGCGTGGCCTCCAGTGCGCCGCCTCACACGCCGCCTAGCACCCGCAGGTCATGCTGCGGCGGCCTCCTGCAGCCGCGCCAGCAGCTTGGCTTTGGTGCCGGCACCCGGCAGGCCCCGTGACACCGCCAGGCGCCGCAGCTCGCTGTACCCGAGCGCCGACAGATCCGGGCCCGCTGCCTCGCCGGCCGCAGGCCCGGCCTGCGGCCGGGGGGCGGCGTCCTCATCAGGCACGGCCGGCTGGTGCATCGGCGTCCCGCACTCGCCGCAGAACTTCACCCCGGCCGGGTTCGGATGCCCGCCCGCGCATGGCAGCGTCCCGGGGATGTGCGGCTGCGCCCCGGACACGACACGGGTCAAAGACTCCGGCACATCAACCCCGGCCAGCTTCCCCAGGGCGAGCGCGACCATGTGGTCCTGGTCTTTCGCGCCGCGTTTCTCGTAATCCTCACGGATCCGGGTCTCATCGGGGGTCTCGGGGATGTCCGCGACGGTCCCGGCCCACAGGTCGCTGCCTTTCAGGACGGTCTCACACTGGGGGCAGCGCAGCTGCCACACCTTGGCGGGGGCCCCCGCGGTCACGGGTCGGGCGTGGCTGGTGCCGCACCCTCCGCTCCCAGCAGAGATGATCACCGAGGTCAGGTCCGACCTCGCGTAAAGCGTCATGAGTTACTCCGTTTCGGTCGCAGCCCCGCAGTGGGGGCAGTCAGCCGCCCATACCTGGGCGAGGAACCGGCACCGGGGGCAGCGCCGGCCACCTTTGGTGCCGAGGTGGTACGCCTTCGACGCGGACAGCATCCCGGTCTGCCCATGCTGCGAGCTTTTGATCGCGGCGGCGTGCCGGTCCGACACGTCGATATGGCCGCCCGGGTCAGCGGTGTACTTGGTGCCGTCCGCGCATTCCAGGCCGTAGCAGCCACCAGGAAGCTCGACTCGTGCCATCGGTGCCCCTTTTCAGCCGTTCCAGTGGTTGGCGATACCGCCGCCTGCCGTGCCGGTTCCGGCGACAAGGTACGGGTACGGCGGCGGGTGGGGCGCCGACGGCCCCGCCTGCACCACCCCATGACCGACCCGGCCCCGGGCCCGCGCAGGGGAACGAAACACAAACGGGGTGATCGTCGGCTGGAAGGAACCCAGCATCGCGCCGCCGCCCGCCGAGAACGCGGAACCGGTGAACAGCACATTCACCAGCGACGTCCCAGCCTGCGTGACCGCGCACAACTTCTCACCGGCGAACAGGTACCCCGTCCACACCGCACCGGCCGCGACCTGGACCCCGTTCTGCCAGGTCACGCCCGGGCCGCCGAGATACACCGGGACGATGCCGACGGTCAGCCGGACATACACTTCCGGCCCCTGCCCGGGCGAGACAGGCGCCTGGGCGAGAACGCAAGCCGGCTGGGCGTTCCCGACAAGCACCGGCGACACCGAAAGGGCCACCGGGTCAGCTCCCGGTTCTCAGCACGCCAACCGTCGAGCTCCCCGCCGACACCGCCCAGATCACGTCACCCGGCCACAGGAACCCCGACAGCGTCGCCGACGCGGCCACGGCCGCGCCGGACGAGACGGTCACACCGGGCCCGCCGAGGTAGATGACAGCGGCGCCGTTGGTGATGTACCACCAGCCGACCGGCCCCGGCTGCGGCCCCGGCGGCGCCATGATGAGCGGCTGCGCCGCCGCGGTCACCGTGAACTGAGCGGAGATCGCCATCCCGTCAGCACGCCGCCTCGGTATGCACCGCCGACCCGGCCGGTGTGACCGGCCCGACCGGCGACGCCGTCCGGTGGTCATAGGCGAGCGCCGACACCGTCAGCGTTCCCGTGCCCCCGCCGGCGGTGATGGTCACCACCTCGGCGCTGCTGCCCGACCCGATCTGCGCCTGCGTGTTGTTCACCGCCGCCGAGTAGAAGTTGCTGCCGAACGTCAGCTGCGTCCCGCCGCTGTTGAAAGCCAGATTCGTGTTGATGGTCGTGCCGGCTGACGCCACACTGGCCACGGCGTACAGCGCGGCCGGCGCGAACGGCAGCGACAGCTCCTGCTGTGGCTGCAACGGCATCCCGCTGCTGGACGTCACTCCAGCCCGCCCGATGTAGACAGCAGAAGGGCCCTCGTTGATGACCGTCACATGCGGCGTACCCGACGCTGACGGGCTGTAGATCAGCGCCGGGGCCCCGGTGACCGGGGTATGAATGGTTGCCATCTCAGCAGCTCCCTGTGATCAGCCAAGCGACCGTGCTCACGTCTGTCGTAGACGTCGAGGCGATCGTGAACGTCCCGGCGCTGTTATCGACCGTCGACACGTACAGCGCGCCGACAGTGCCCGTGCCAGCCGACTGGACCGTGAGAAAAATCCGGATATTGTCTTCCAGCGCCGCATCAGTAGCAACGGTCACCTGGCCAGCTGCCGGGACAGTGCCCAGGACCGCGAGGCCCTGGTAGTCGCTGGTGCCGCCCTCAGCGACAGCGAAATTCATCGCCCCGAGGCCGGTGCAGTTGTACGCCACGATCAGGCCCCTTCCCTCAGCCGGTGAGCTGCCACGCCACCGTCGACGTATCCGACGGCGACGTGGACCCGATAACAAACGACACCCCTGGCGTGGTCTCGGCCACATAATGCGACCCGAGCACACCACCTGGCTCCTGCGTGGTCAGCTGAATCCCTGAACCAGGCGACACCGCCGACGTGTACACCGTCGCCGACCCCGCCACCAGGGCCACGGAACCCGACGCAGGGCCGACAGGTTCCCGCTGCCACGCAGGCTGCGGCCCACCCGAATCAGTCATCGGTCAGTCCACCGCCGCCACAGTAGACAGCCCGGCCTCCACGTAGGCGGTCCCCGAAGCGGTGATGCCCCACAGGGCGATCGCCGGGCCCTGGATGGTGAGCTGCCCGCCCGACGCCAGCGGGATCCCCGTCGCCGCCGTGACTGCGTTGGTGCCGAGGTACACGACCGCTGAGCCGGTGTTGACAACGGTCATGTTGTAAGGGTTAGTCACTCCGGCCAGGCTGTAGACGGTGCCGATGCTGCTGCCGATCGTTGACTTCTGGTAGCCGGGGCCACCCGCATAAATGGCCATGATGGGCCCTTTCTCTTGGCATGCCGTATAGAATCTGCTTGTGAGAACTAAAGAGGGCTACTGGGCGGCTCCATGGACGACGGAGGAACTCGCCTACCTGCACGAGAACTACACGAAGTTGCCGGCCAGGCTGATCGCAGAGAAGCTCGGCCGGTCCTACAGCGCCATATATCAGCGAGCCAAGATCGAGGGATTGACATCCCTGCACCGGGCGGGCTTCAACTCGCTCATTCCCGGCTACTTCCAGGTCATCGATACGCCGGTTAAGGCGTACCTGCTGGGGCTGCTCGCGGCAGATGGCTCAATGTCGAAGGCCGGGCAGCTCAAGCTGGAGCTGCATGAGAAAGACATCTGCCTGGTGGAACTAGCACGTGACCACATCGCGCCCGGTGCCCGGATCTCGCATTACCGGACCCGAACAACCCCGATGGCCAGGTTCATGGTCAGCGCCCCCGGCCTGGTCGCGGACCTCGCCAGCCACGGCGTCATACACCGCAAAAGCCTCATCACCCGCTGGCCTGAGGACGTGCCACCCGAGCTGGAAGGCAGCTATCTCTGCGGCTACTTCGACGGCGACGGCAGCCTGCGACAGGAACCGCCGTACCGCTGGGCGGTCGTGTCCGGCACCCTGGCGTTCCTTCAGGTGATGCAGGGCCGCATCAAGGCACATACGGGCGTCAAGGTCGGCGGCCCGTACCAGGACACGCGGCACAACGCCGCATGGTCGATCGTGGCGAGCGGCAGCCCAGTCCGGGCACTCGATGCGTGGCTGCACCGCGACGTGCCCGGACTGGCCCGCAAGAGGCTCCCGCAATCCAGCCAAATCGAACTGGACATTACGGGATAAAACGGTCAACTGTAGGGTGTAGTGTCACTTACTTGAAGCCCCTGCAAGATCCCCGAGTAGAAAGGCGCGCTTGCGACCAGGGCACCATAGAGAAAGCGATCTGTTACCTCCCGCCGGATGGCGGGCGGGCTGGTCATTTCTGCCAGCCTCTGCACCTTTCCCATCGGTGCAGACCGGACTGTCTCATGCTCTGCGGCCGTACGCCTGTGATGCCCCAGGCGGCCGTCCATGACAGAGCCCGCACATACAGTCTCTACACTCCAGCAGGCATCGCCGAAGCTCGGGATTCCCCGGCTAGCGGAGGGGTTCCCCGAACAGTGCAGTTTTCCACGGCAGGTCACCCTGCCGCGCCACCTATTCAGTTCAGCGAGAACTGAACGCTGTTGATGGAGTACCTGAACGAAGCGTCGATAACCGGCCAAGCAATGCTCGCGTAGTCTTGTACGCAGGTCATTTCCCACGCGTTGGCGACGTTGGTCCACGTCTGCGGCAGCTGGTACGACATGAGGATCGCGGTGCCCTGCGTGAACCAGGGATGGACCACCAGTTTGAGGATGGACCGGGTGATCGGGTTCTGGAATTCCGACACCGCAGCGCCGACTCGGACGCCGGCGACGTCGGGCTGGTCGAGGAACAGCCGGTAGTTCGTCGCCGCCCCCTGGGAGATCACATCATTCGACAGGCGCATGATGTCGCCGCCGTCGCCGACCAGCTCCGCCGGGTCCGCACGGAACGCACCCGGGCTGGTGGAACCGGTCGCCGACTCCCACAACGCGTCCAGCGCCGTGTAGATCGTGTTGTAGCTGAGGTGGGTACCGACGGACTGGTTAATGTACCCGCCCTGCCAGGTGGAGGGGTACACCCCGGCGTTCGCCGACTGGCCGGTCAGAGTGGGGATGATCCCTTCCATCCGGGTTGAGGCACCCGTAGAGGTGTCCGACGACGGCGGCGCCCCACCCGAGACCTGCACAGTGGGGATCGTGCCCTGCAGCGTGTACTTCGACCCGCCGATACCCGACGCCACCTTCGTCAGCGTCGACGCGACCGTGTTAGTGCCCGCCTGCGTAAGCGCATACACGTTCCACTGCAGCGCGCCAGGCGGCAACGTCACCGTCAGGTCGATCACGTACGTGTTGTTGGTGACCGCCGGGTCAAGCACCGTCGAGCAGACCGTCTCACCGTAGTAGTTGGTGGCGGTCACCCCGATCGACACGTAATTCGACGAGTTGACAGCGGTCTCGTTCGATCCTGGTATCCGGGTGTTCGCCGACACCAAAGTCGGTGGCCGCAGCGTCTGCGACGTCCCAGCGAGCAGCATGTACTCTTCCGCGCTGTTACCTCTCGCCCATCGGGCAGGCGAGCGGGCGCGTCATTTCTGCGCGCCTCTCACGCTCTCACGTGAGGCCGGGCCATATCTTCACCTCGGTGAGGTGCCGCGTACATGGTCTCTGAACCATCCCGTCGGTGCCGCAATGCGGTCCAGGCGGGCTCGGCTGCTGATTACCCCTGCTGCTCGCTTCTCGGACCGTCGCGCTCGGGCTTTCGCCCCACGCTGTGGTGCGAGCAGGTGACACGGGTGTCCCAGCAATTCTCGCGGTTTAGGCTGGGCAAAGATGATCTCAACCCAGCATCATTTCCTGTAGCAATATGAGATTTGCCCACTTTTGTTACTCGTTGTCCAGTTTCGGGCCGGACAACGGGCTAGGCCGTTTCTGTTCCGCCTAGCTCCGCACCTTTGTCATCGAATGCGGGTCGGACCATGTCATGATCTGACGTTTCACGAGCCGGGAAGATCACCGCTCTGGTAGAAGCCGCCCCGCGGACGGTACCCGCCAGAAGGACGGAGAGCGATGCCGCGCCTGCGCATCTCATGCATGACGTAGGAGCGGCTCACGCCGTAGGAGGCGGCAACCTGCTGCGCAGACATCCCCGAGTCGTACCGGTCAGCTAGATCGGGCATATCAGGCATGGTGCGCTTATTGTTGACCGTCTCAGGATGCTCGTGCATCCACTTCCCGTAGCACTTCGAACTACAGAACCGTGCACGCTTGCCACCGTTCCGCTTACCCGCGATGACAAGCTCGCCGCACTGCTCACATGCGGTCGCCTGCGGGCCGCCGCCCCAGTTCGGGTTAAGTTCCCTCACATGACCGATCCGGTTAGGCCGGATCAGGACGGCCGGTGCCGCCTCTGGCGTGAGCCCGTTCTCTCTCATCACCCGTTGCACGCAAGCATCGGCATTGGTCCGCGCCATATGGTTGCTGAACCAGTAGACCCGGTACCCGGCAGCCTGGAAGGCTTCCGTCTTGCGCCGGTATCTGTCAGCGTTGCGCGTCTGTCCGGGGCTGTTTGTGACCTCGATGATGATGGGCGTTTGGCGTAGCTCAATGTCCGCTTCCCACCTGTCGCCAGCAGGATGTGTCTGTGTCTCAAAGCTAAGGCGGGCGCGGAGTAGTGCTTGATGGAACAGTGCCTCATGCGGCGTGTTAATCACTTTGCTACTCGCTGGGAGGCGAGCGCCGCAGTCCGCATCAGGGTGTTCCAGCTCGTCAGATCCCCTGCGTATGGCCTCTACGGACTCTCCGGCTGCGGGCCGGGTTGCCTCGGCGTTACCCATGGTTCCGAGAATATCACCTCGGGGCGAAGGGCTTTCACCGATACAGCAGGGTTATTCACCAGCGCGTCACCACGCTGGGCCCCAGGTTAGTTTAGGGCGGAAATGTCTTCGAAGCCTTGGCCGGCGAACTGCGCCAGCCACGACAGTGATTCCGTAAGGCCGAAGAAACGGTACGGGACAGCGAGATTAACTTCGGTTTGCGCGCCGGTGCCTGGCAGGTTGTTGGGCCAGTTCGCCGACGACGACAGCCCGCCGCCGGTCGCGTTGACGAGTTCTGGGATGGAGATGTCGACGACGCCCTGGCCGCCGGTTTGTGATCCGGAGATGCCGGTGATGACGCGTTCTTGGCGCATGGTGCCCTGGCCTTGCGGCCTAGGCAGCTTGTTACGAAATACTGTATATACGGGGTAGATGCGCTGCTTGTTACCAACTGTCCGTTTTGACAGTGGGGCAGATCATTGCTGTCTGCCTCTCACGCTCTCGACGTGAGGCCCGGCCATATCTTCACCCCACCAGGGGTGCTCCGTGCATGGTCTGTGAACCTTCCCGTCGGCGCGGGGCCAGGCGGGCTCGGCTGCTGATTACCCCTTCTGCCGGTTTCTCGGGCCGTCACGCTCAGGCTTTCGCCTCACGTTGTGGCACAGGCAGGTGGCACGGGCTTTCCAGCAATTCTCGGAGTTTTCATCCGCGCCTCACGGCGCGGCGGCCCTATCTAACTAAGGCGGGATGGTGCAAGGAGATCGAACGGGACGAGACCGGAGCAGTGTTGTTACTCGCGATCAGGGATGACCGCGGGCTACCTCATTTCTGGGTAGCTCCTGCGTTCTCACGCAGGCTCGGACTCTATCTTGGTCTGGTTTGAACGCTTGCGGCCTGTCAGCGCTGCGCTGATCTTCGCGCGGGTTGGCTCATCCATCGTCTTGCCGCGATGAGATGCGCTTTTCTTGGCACGGGTCTCATCACTCTGACGTTGGCCCGTCAGCGCTGCACTGATCTTCGCGCGGTGCTCGGCACTCTTGGGACGCCCCTTTGTGGTGGGCTTTCCCACGCGAGACGCGCTTACTTTCGCACGAGCCTCATCGGTCCATACGCGGCGCCTGTTGGACTCAGCCAGCGCCGCACGAACCTCCGCGCTCTTCGGCTTCCCCTTCTGAACGCCGAGAATGTAGTGCTCGTGGGAGCAGTACATCCTCTTCGACCGCCGGTTGAGGAACGTTTCGCCGCAGTAGCCGCAGGTCAGCTCATACATGCCGACATGGCGAGGATGGTCGGCGCCGCTGAACTTCGTGCGGATGTCGTAAACGGGTTCCTTGTCGGGAACCAGCCCGCAAGCGTCTATCAGTTTCTGGATGCACTTCACCGCGTCGGCGTTGATCTCGCTGCCGCTGAAGCGGAACATGCGGTATCCGGCGGCTTCATGTGCCGCGTCTCGTAGCGTGTCCCGTTCCTGGGCTTTGGTACCGGCGTGGTGCCGGGCTCCGTCTGCCTCAATGACAACCGGCGCCTGATGGATGCTGATGTCCACCACATACCGGCCGACTAGGCGTTTCTGAGTGGTGAAGCCGATCCCTGCGGCCTTGAGCGCGTCGTGGAGACGACACTCGATGGGCGTGCTAGCAGTCAGCATCTTGCGTGCTGTACCGCTCGCCTCAATGGCCGAGTTGATCTGGCTAGTCCGGCAAGAGTACGCGCGGGCAAGCTGCACGATGCCTGCCCCATTGGCGTACTGCCCTGCGATCTCCCGCTTGTCGGCGTCACTGAGCAACGTTTTCCGGGTCATACCATTTAACTTTACCAGACCCCACGTACAGAGTCTCTGAACCTTGACCTTGGGCATGCGCCTTTAGGCCCTCGGCTGCTGATTGCCCCTTCTGGCCCGCTTCTCAAGCCGTCGCGCTCGCGCTTTCGCGCCACGCTGTGGCGTGACCAGGTGGTACGGGTGTCCCAGCAATTCTCGTGGTTATTCACTCACCCGTCGCCGGGTGAGGCCGCCTAGTTGACGGTTCCGATCCCGAGGTTCCCCGCGGTGAACGACTTCACCGCGTCCGCGCCGCCGGGGAGCCCCCCCACAAGCTGGGCGACCTGCTCCTGCACCGACGGCATCGTCAGCGCGGCTTTCAGCCGGCCGAACTGGTTCAGGAACCCCTGGTCGAAGCCCTTATTGACGACGTCGTGTTTGGCGTTGTACCCGCGCCACGTTTCGGTGCGCAGGGCCATGGTGGCGGAGTGGGTGCGGGTGGCGATTTCGGCTTGGTCGGTGACGGGGGTGTTGCCGCCGGGGCCGATGTAGCCGGCGCCTTTGACCATGTTGGGCATGCGGGCTTTGATGACGTCGCCGGGGCCGCGTGCTCCGGCGGTTTCTGCTGGGGCCTGCTCGAACACGCCGCCTGCGGCGGACGCGATGTCGGTGGCCGGGGGTGCGGTGGTGGTTGCCACACGCCTCCTATCGAACCCCTCGCGGGGGTTGCTGGGTGGCGCTATGGGAGGCCCAGGATTTTGCGGATCGCCGCGTAGGCGTTTTCGCGGGCTGCCGGATCCGGGTCGTAGCGCCATGTTTTGTTGAGGTCGTCGAGCAGTGTTGATTGCGCTGCGTTGGCTGCTTTTTGTACTGCGCTGGCAGGCTCCGCCTGCCGGGCTGGCGGGTAGCCGGACATGACGCCTTTGAAGGGGGCGTACCGCGGGTCCGGTGCCGCTGCCATCTCTTCGACCTGGGTGCGGAGTTCGTCGTAGTCGCGCCGCGATTTGGCGAGCTCTGCTTGCAGATCGCCGATCTGCTTGGTCAGGTCTGGGCCGGTGATGGCGCCTTCTACCGCCGCTTTGGTGACGGCGGAAGCCTTAACCTTCTTGATTTTCTTGGGCTTGGCTGGCTCAGCGTTCTTGGTGACGTCGGGCTCCGCCTCGATCACCGGCGGCTGGGCGGTCTTGGATGACATGGGGCACAGGTCGGGGAACGTTTGCGCGATGTGGTCGTGCATGGAGGCCATCGCGGAGCGGGCGGAGTCGCGGGACGCGTTGGTGTAGAATGTCCGCCCGACCTGCCCGGCCGGTGCGGGCGGCGGGACCTTGCTGTTGGAGCCGGGTTCGCTGGAGGGGGCGGGCCGTTCGTGGCCGGCGGTGACGGGCCCGCGGGTGTACTGCGACGCGTCCGGTGTCCCCGACGGGATCGTGACGTCCGGCTTGCCTACGGTGTAGCCGGTGGACGGGCGTTCATGGCCGGCGGTGATGAGCGGCCGGTTGTACCGGCCGGCTTGCATGTCGCCGGGCGTCAGCGGATGCCCAGGGCCGGGGTTGGCGTCGGTGAACGCCTTGTGCATCTCGGCGTGGAGGTCGGCGAGGTCGGCGGGGCCGGACTCTTTCAACGTTTCGGCGTGCCGCCACATGTCCGCCGCCGCCCTGGCCTCCTCGAGGGGGGCGCCGGCGGCGGAGTCGACAGCCTTCTGCCGCCAGTAGCCGATGTCGACGGCGTCGCGGACATCCCCGAGCCACGGGTAGGTGTCGCCGAGGACCTTCGCGGAGTAGGCGGGGCACAGCAGATCATGCAGGACCGCCTCGCCGGTGCCGGCGCCGATCTGGGCGCGGCGGCGGGCGGCTTTCACTTCAAGGGGCGCGTCTGAGACGGTGGGGATACCGGCGTCTTTCTCGAACTGCTCCTGGCCGGTCTGCTCGTCGCCGTCGGGTTCGCGGTGCGCAGGCACCGGAGCGGTGTGCTCACCTATCGCGCCGGCATCGACGGTCGGTTTGGCGGCTTTCTCGGCGGCGGGGAGTTTCTTCCCGCAGCTTTCGCAGAACTTCGCCGGGGAGTCGGAGTGGTAGTTCTTCCCGCACCCCGTGCACGCTTTCGACCCGGCCTTAGCCACGTCGGCTTCCGCGGCCTTCGCGCCTTCGTCGCCGGGCTCGATGGTGCCGTCGGCGCCGCAGTCGGGGCATTTACGGTGCCCGTCCATGATTTTCCCGGTGCCGTTGCAGGTGCCGCACTTCTCCCCCGCTGTCTTCGCTGCGGCGGGTTTGGCGGTCTTCTTCGCCGCCTGCGCGACCGCCGAGTCACCGGACACGTCGATGCCCATCGACCTGGCCCGGGACAGGATTTTCTTCGCGGCTTTCCGTTTCGCTTTGCCGCCTTCGAACTGGGTCTGGTTGAACCGGCCGAGCGCGGAACGGACGTGCCCTTCGTCGTGGACGGGGAGGTGCTTCCCGCCTTGGGAGTCGATGTAGGCGAAGCTTGAGGCGGGGAGGGCGTCGCGGTCCTTGGCGGACAGGTCGCCTTTCACAGTGTCTGGTTCGGCGGTTTTGCTGTCGTCGTCGGCGTCATCGACGTCGGCCTCGACGTCGCTTTCATCACCGGCGGTGTCGTCCTTGCCGCCGGCTCCGCCGTCGCTGTCATCGCTGTCCGGCTCGCCGTCATCGCCGTCATCGTCGCCGTCGCCTGGCTTGCCGTTGCTGCTGGTCTTCTCCAGCTCCGCGCGCAACGTCAGCAGCTTCGCCATGTCCGCCGGGGAGAACGACACCGTCGACGTGATCCGCTCATCCGCGGCGGCCTTAGCGAGGAAGCCGTCCGCGCCGTACACCTTGCCGGTGAACTCGGCGGTGCCGTCATCGGCGGACTTGACCAGCTGGAAGCTGCAGTTCCCGTTCGCGGGCCTGTCCACCAGGGACAGCTCGGACAGGACTCCGCCCTTGATGAGGCCGCCTCTGGCCTTGCCGGTGACGTCCCGCTCGATCACCGGGCGGGAGATGCCCACGCTGTAGGCGCGGAGGACGCCTTTCTCGACGAGGCGTTTCGCGACCGGTTCCACGATGAGGGCCTTGACGAAATGCCCGTCAGGGGTGAACTCGACTCCGACGCCTTTCCCGGCCGGGTCGCGCTGCGCCTGGTGCTGGACGCGGACGTTCCCGCCGGTCTCCAGCCAGTCGGCGAGGGCCTTTTGTGACCAGGCGGGGTCGACGATCTGCTCGTCCGAGTCGACGGTGCCGTCGGTGGCTTTGCCGAAGACCAGCAGGTCGCCGTCGGCGGTGTGCTCAACCTTTTCGATGGGAAACGAGGCGTACGTGAGTTCCTGCTCGGCGGTCAATGTCGCGGCCACACGCCTCCTCGGCGGGGTATCGGGTTGTTCATGTCGGCTGCCCGAGGGGCGGCGGTAGTTCCGGGTTCAGGGTCACTTCGGGTTCTGCGGGGATGTGCTGCTGCCCGGGGGGTGGCAGGTGTTCGCCGCTGGGGGACACGTCGGCTGTCATCGGCGCCGCCGGGTTGATGGTGATGGCGAGCGGGACAGCCGGGGCGGCGGTGACGGTGAGCGGCTGGGCTGCGGTGACGGTCCAGAACAGCGGCGGCTGCGGCGGCAGCGGGGCGATGAGCGGGGTGCCGTTGATCCCGCCTGCGGCGGATCCGCGGGGGCCGAGGCGAGCGTTTGCGTGGAGCGGGGACCGCCACACGAACGGGGTGATCTTCGGCTGGGGGTAGCCGATGGGGGTGATGACGGCTGAGGCGATCCCGGCGGAGGTCGTGCCTGATGGGCCGAGGCGGGCGCGGGCTGGGGCCGGGCGGCGGATCTGGGGGGCGGGCCGCTGCCGGGCGGTGATAACCGGCGGCGGGGCTGGTACTGCTGCGCCGTGCCAGAGCGCCCGCGCCGGGGCGGGGGAGCGGAATACGAACGGCCGCGGCGGGCCGGCCTGGCCGAGGGGGGTGACGATCCGGCTGGCGTAGCCACGCCATAGCGCCCGCGCCGGGACAGGGCGGCGGACCTGCGGCGCGGGCCGCTGCCGGGTGGTGACCACCGGCGGGGTTGCTGCTGCTCCTGCGCCGCGCCACAGCGCACGCGCTGGAGTTAGGCGGCGTACCTGCGGCGCGGTCCGCTGGTATGCGGTGACCACCGGCGGGATCCCGGTGACGTGCCGCCATAGCGCGCGGGCCGGTGCCGGGCGCCGGATCTGCGGCGCGGTCCGCTGGTATGCGGTGACTGCGGCTGCCGGAGCCGGGCCGACTTGGCCGTGCCAGGTAGCGCGGGCAGGTGACGGGCGGCGTACCTGGGCTGGTGGGCGCTGGTAGGCGGTGACGGCCGCATTGGCGGGCCCGGCGAACCCGTCACCTGCGGCAACGTTGTTCCCGAGACGGGCTCGCGCGGGGGCGGGTGAGCGGAACACGAACGGCCGGGGTGCCCCGAGGCTCCCGAGCGGGGTGACGATCCGGGAGGCGATGCCTGCGCCGAACCGGCCCCGTGCTGGTGCCGGGCTGCGGAAGACGAACGGCTTTGGCCGCGACGGGGTGCCGAGCGGCGTGATGATTTGGGAGGCGATGCCGGCGCCGGCTGGCCCGCGCGGGCCTGCCTGTCCTCGCGCTGGAGCGGGGCGCTTGATGTGCGGGGCGGGCCGCTGATACGCCTGCGGCGTGGGGATCAGGTAGGGCTCTGTGATCCCGCCTGCGATGGTGCCGTGCCCAACCCGCGCCCTGGTTATCTTCGGGGGGAAGAGTGGGACTTTACGCGGCGGCGGGAGACTGCCGAGCGGCGTGACGATGGGCGAGGCAATGCCGCCTGCGACGGTGCTCCAGCCGATGCGGGCGCGGGTGATGTGCGGCGGGAACAGCGGGACCTTACGCGGCGCCGGGAGTGACCCGAGCGGGGTGATAACCGCGCTGGCGATACCGCCTGCGGTGGCGCCTTGCGGGCCGAGCTTGGCGCGTGCGGGCACCGGGCGCCGGACCTGCGGCGCCGGGCGCTGGGCGACGGTGACACCGATTGAGACGGCGGCGACCGCCAGGCCACGCCATAGGGCCCGCGCAGGTGACGGCCGGCGGACTTGGGCGGGTGGCCGCTGATAGGCGGTGACCCGCGGCGGGAGCCCGGTGATCCCGCGCCAGATGGCCCTGGCCGGGGCGGGGCGGCGGAAGGCAGCCGGCTGCGGCGGCGGGATCGCGCCGAGGGGGGTGACGACCTGGGATGCGACGCCGCCGGCGGGTGCGGGGCGGGTTCCCAGCCGGGCCCGTGCGGGAGCCGGGCTGCGGAAGATCCAGCCCGGTTCGGGCCTCGGCGGCGTGCCGAGGGGGGTGACGACATGGGAGGCGTAGCCGGATGCGGCCTGCCAGCGTGCGCCGGTGCGTGCCCTGGCGGGTGCCGGGGACCGGAACACCCAGCCCGGTTCCGGCCGGGATGGGATCCCGAGCGGGGTGATGACCTGGGATGCGTAGCCGGCGGCGGCTAGCCCGAGCGGGCCGAGATGCGCCCTATGCGGCGGCAGGTGCTGGATGGCTGGGCGTGGCGCGGGTGATGGCGGCGCGCCCAGCGGGGTGACGGCGTAGCTGGCGTAGCCACCGCCTGGCTGAAGATTTCTTCCGACCCGTGCCCGGGCAGGCGCAGGCGACCGGAAAACGAACGGCCGCAGCCGGCTGGAGGTGCCGAGCGGCGTGACGACGGCGCTGGCGTAACCACGCCACAGCGCCCGGGCCGGGACTGGGCGCTTTACCTGGACCGGTGGCCGCTGGTAGGCCGCGGCGGTGACCGTGACGGCAGGTACGGCCTGGCCGTCGCCTGGCTGGAGGTTATTCCCGAGCCGCGCGCGGGCTGGTGCCGGGGAGCGGAAGATGAACGGCCTGGGCCGGCTGGGCGATCCCAGCGGGGTGACGACGGCGGAGGCGTAGCCGCCGCCTAGCTGGAGGTTGTTCCCGAGCCGGGCCCTGGCGGGCAGCGGTGACCGGAAGATAAACGGCTTGGGTGGCCCTACCGTGCCGAGGGGTGTGACGATGCGGCTTGCGATCCCGCCGGCGGGGGCGCTGCGGGGGCCGAGACGCGCCCATGCCGGGTGCGGCGGCAGGGGGCTGCGGTACACGAACGGCCGTGGCGGGCCGAGCGACCCCAGCGGCGTGACGATCCGGGACGCGATGCCGGCACCTGGCAGGCCACGCGAGCCGGAACGGGCCCGGTGCGGCGGCACATGGACGATGACCGGGCGCGGCGGCGGCTGCGGTAGCGCGCCGAGGATGATGCTGGGCCGGTAGGAGATCGGCCGGGTGACCGGCCCCGGCAGGCCGTAGATGCCGGTCGCGCCGAGCGGCGCGTAGATCGCCGGGTAGGGCTGGCCGTCGCCGCAGGCCAGGTTGTTACCGAGCCGGGCCCGCGCTGGTACCGGGTTCCGGGCGGTGAACGGCTTCGGCCGGCTAGGCGTGCCGAGCGGTGTGATGACGCGGCTGGCGACACCGCCTGCCGGGGCGCCGCGCTGGCCAGCTTTCCCCCGCATCGGCGCCGGGCTGCGCCATACGAACGGCTTCGCCCGGGATGGGACGCCGAGGGGGGTGACGACCTGGGAGGCGACGCCGTCGCCGGTCTGCAGGTTGTTCCCGAGCCGGGCCCGCGCGGGGGCGGGTGAGCGGAACACGAACGGCCTGGGCCGGGCCGCCGCGCCGAGGGTGACCGGGATCTGGGCTTCGATGCCGCCGTACGGGCCGTAGCTGCCGCCGACCCACGCCCGCCGCGGCGGCACATGCCGGATGACCGGGCGGGGGGCTGGCTGCGACGGTGAACCCAGCGGCGTGCTGACGGCGCTGGGAACACCGCCCGCAGCCAGCCCGAGCGGGCCGAGGTGCGCGCGGTGCGGCGGGACATGCTGGATGACCGGGCGCGGCGGCGGCTGCTGCTGGAACCCGAGCGGCGTCTGCACCCCGGCGCGGCCGGACGCGACGTAGGTGCCGGGGCCGACTTTCGCGCGGTGCGGCGGCAGGTGAACGACGACCGGCCGGGGAGCGAGCGCGGGAGGGTATCCGAGCGGCGTGACAACCGGCGAGGCGACACCGGCCCCCGCCCCGCCACGCGGGCCCAGCCGCGCCCGCGCCGGGACCCGGTTACGGGCAACGAACGGGCGCGCTACAAGACGGGCCGCCGCAGCAGCGGGCTGCGGCCCGGCTATGCCGCCGTACGGCCCGTAGCTGCCACCCGCCCACGCGCGGCGCGGGGCACGCCGCAAACCTAGGGCACCCGTCCACGTCGCGGGCGGCCTGGACGGCCCTGGTGTCAGCGGCGGGACGTTGAAGTTGTCGACGAGGCTGGTGCCGGTGACGCCGGTGGTGGTGCAGCTGAAGAACGGGATCCGCGACGACACCTGGACCGTGTAGGTGGTGGTCCAGAAGTTCGCCCAGAGGTTACCGTCGCCGGAGGTGTCGAAGTACAGCGTTCCGGCCTGCTCGCGGATCCGCCACCACTGGTGCGCGGCCGGGTTGTAGGTGACGTAGCCGGAAAAGGTCGTGACGCCGCGTTCGACGATGGTGGCGGAGATCTGCCCGCTGGAGACGGCGAAGTAAAGCTGGTTGTTCTGGTCAACGTAGTCGATCATGAAGGTCTGGGCGCCGGTCCCGACGACCGGTGTGACCTTCGCGTACATGTAGGTGCCGGTGAGGTCCCAATGTCCGCCGATGTTCGGGGACAGGGTTGACTCGCCGCCGCCGACGGGGATGTTCGCGGCGCCGCCGGAGATGGTGGTGCCGCCGGCCGAGTGCCCCCAGATTGTGGTGAGGGTGGCCGGGTTGGAGAAGTCGTCGGCCAGCGTCCACATCGGGACGCTGAAGCGCCCGGCGCCGGCGGCACGCCCCCGGGCGGCCAGGGGGCTGCGCCACACGAACGGCCTGGGCCTCGACGGCGCGCCGAGCGGGGGGCCCGGTGCGGCGATACCGTCGCCCGGCTGGACGCTGTTCCCGAGCCGCGCCCGGGCGCGCAGCGGGTTGCGGGCCACGAACGGCCTAGGTGGCCCCACCTTGCCGAGCGGGGTCGTGATCTGTGAGGCGATCCCGTCGCCGGTGGAGATCGTGTTCAGTGGGCCGATCTTCGCCCGGGACTGGGTCCGGGCCCGCATGTACGGGGGCCGCTGCTCCATCGTGACGGCAGGCGGGGTCGCCGGGGTGACCGTGAGGGACGCGATACCGCCGCCGCCGCGGCCGGTGCCGCTGATCTGGTAGTACGGCAGCAGGGTCCCGGGGATGTCCCCTGTGCTGCCGTGGCCGGTGACGGCGCGGGTCGGGAGCGGGCGGTTCCGGGCGACGAACGGCCTAGGCGGGCCGAGGCTCCCGAGTGGTGTGACGATGCTGGAGGCGATACCGCCGCCGACACCGCCTACATGCTCACCCGGCAGAATAGGCACGTCAGCCTACGATCGCCCGGCGGGGCGGCAGGTGCTGGAGGACCGGGCGGGGCGGCGGCTGCGGCAGAGCGCCGAGGGTGGTGGGGGCGACCGCGAAGACGGCGACAATGGCGGCGCCGAACGCGGTCGTGTCGGTGGAGAACTGGCCTTTGTCGTTGAGCGCGGCGCCGCTGGGCGGGCTGAGCGCGGCGCCGACGTAGGTGTTCAGGATCGCCGCAGCGGCTTCCCCGTTGTGGAACTTGCCGAAATAGCCGCCGGTGCCGCTGTCGGTGAAGTACAGCTTCGCGGACGCCCGCTCCTGGGCGAAGATTGCTACGGCGTACTCGCCTGCGGCAGCGACGTTGCCCGAGGTGGTGACGGTGAAACTCGCCGCCGCCAGCGTCGCGCTCGAAGCGCCGGACCCGTAGACGTTGGAGGTGTCTATGGGCGTTGTGGTGCTGGCGCCGTTCAGCTCGAACAGCGTGCAGCTCATGGCGGTGGCGCTGGATGAGGTGAACGTCGGCGCCCCGTCGTTGCCGATGGCCGTCAGGGTCCAGATCGCGGTGCGCACGGTGGCCGAGGCGGAGTTGGGTTCTTCTATGCCATGGCCTACGGCCTGTGACCAGCTGCCCGAGTTAGCGGTCGCCCCGACGGGGGCGGTGGCGATGGCCGAGCTTACTGCCGCCACCAGCAGGTTGCCCGCCGTCCGGGTCTGCCCGCTGCCCCAGGTGCCGGTTACGGATGCGGCTGCGACGGTGTTGCACGCCGGGTTGCCGATCGGGTGGATCCCGGTGAAGGGCGGCAGGACCTCGACGGCCATGGCGCTCCAGCCGTCACTGGTCTGCGTCCACGACACCGTGACCGGGCTGCCCGTTGCCGCCGCTGTCGCGCCCGCCGAGGAAGAGCAGGCACCCATCCCGGAGCTGCCGATGTTAGCGATGAACCTGCTGGTGCCGGACGAGATGGCCTGGCCGCCGCTGCCGCAGCCCTGGAACGCGGCGATCATGTTGCCGCTGGTGTTCGCGGAGACCGTGACCGACGAGCTGGTGCCGTCCGCAGTGCCCATGGCCAGGTAGGGACTGTTGCAGATGGTGGTCTGGTCGGCGCCGCTGAACGAGATGGAGCCGCCGGACAGGTCGATGTCACCCGATGTTGTGCCGCCGGTTGTCACGGCGACGGTCTGGGTGCCGCTGGTTGAGCCCAGGGCGATTTTCCACAAGCTGATGAAGCCTGTGGTGGCGTTGTTGGCGTGCACGTACGGCCCGACCTGTGTCATGGCGGAGCCGCCGTAGGTGACGCTGACCGTGTAGGCCGCGTCGGTGAGGTTGGAGCCGATCGCGACAAGGGCGAAGAGCACGTTGTTGCTGCCGGCGCCGCTGGCCAGGACGTCGTGTGACCAGCTCAGCGTGGTGCCGGTGGTGGCGGTCTGGCCGCTCGCCGAAGGGCCGACGTTATCGTATGCCACGGCCATCCGGCATCACATCCCGACGGCTAGGACGGCATCACATCCCGGTAACTAGGCTGGAGTGCGGCGCGTTTACTGCCCGGCGTACAGCGGTGCCAGAGCATTGCTGAAGTTGTACTCGGTCGCCTGCGTCGCGGTGCCGAAGAACAGGGCGGCCATGGTGTTCAGGATCGCGGCGAAGCTGATCACGCTGGCCGCGTCGGCGGCGGCGAAGCCGATCGCTTCCAGCCCGGCAGTCCCGAGATCAGACACGAACTGGTTGAAGTTGCTGATCTGCTGGCAGTTGTTCCGCAGCGTGACTGCGTAGCTGGTCAGGATGTTATTCACCGTTGCCGTTGTCGCCTGGCTGCCTACCGACATGACATTTCATCCTCACCTAGACGCGGGTATGTGCGGCTCAGCCGACCTGGACGTCGAGCCAGTAGTTCGACCCGGACGAGCCCGACGGGTAACTGACGGTGGGATCGTCGCCGCCAGCGTTGTAGTAGGTGTTCTGCCCGTCGTACGGTGCCACGTTCGTCACTCCGGCCGAGCCGGAGTAGCCGAGCAGCGGGCCATTGACGAACCCGTTCGCCCCGTCACTGCCGGAGGAGTAGTAGCCGGGGGTGTAGCTGAAGCTGTTGGTGAACGCGCCGTTGGTGACGCCGATCACCGCCCGGTACACCGTCCCCGGCGTCAGCGAGATCCCCGTGCCGTACGGGACGTAGTTCCAGCCGGCCGCCAGCGTCCCCGACGTCAGCAGCGAGCCGGCGACGTAAGTGCCTGCGCCGGTGCCCGTCGATATCCACAGCGCGAAACTTGCCGGGGCGGTGTTCTGCGCCGTGTCGGCGACCCACCACCAGTAGCCCTGCAGGTGCTGCCCGGGCTGGGTGACGGTGAACGACACGCCGAGGGTCCACGAACCGGAAACACCCGACGCGGACGGGCCGCTAGTGACGGGGAACAGCCGGTACGGGACGGTGGCGAGCTGCGACAAGCTGCCGGTCGTGTCGTTGCCGTAGCCCTGCCAGGTGGCCAGGCTTGTCGTATAGGCATCCAGCCAGCCGAACCATCCGGACGAATAGGTGTCATCGGGGTGGGCGAAGTTGCCTTCGTAGCCGACCTGGTAGGTGTTGCCGGTGAAGTGGTTGTTCTGCGAGAACACCGCGTCGCCCTCGCCGTCCTGCGCGAGGCCGGTCACGCCCTGGGTCATCGCAACCGTGTTGTTCTTCACCAGGACGTTCTGCACCGTGCACGGGCCGTACTCGCCAGGGGCCTGCGTCGGCGGGTTCTCGATGAGCGTGATGCCGTTGTAGTTCCCGGAGACCGTGTTCCCGGAGATGATCAGCGGGGACGCGGGGGTGAGGGCGCCCGAGCGGCGCAGCTGGATACCGGCGTCCCAGAACCAGCCGAGGCGCTCCCCGCCGCCCGGCGACGACGGCATCCCGTTGCTAGTGCACGTGTTGTTTGTGATCGCCGCGTCGTAGCTGATCTCGTAGAAGATCCCGGCGGCCGAGTTGTTGATGCACCTGTTACCGGTGATGGTGGCGTAGATGTTGCTGGTGTCGAACCAGATGCCGTTGCCGCCGTTGTCGTGCACGTAGTTGTTCTGGAAGGTGGCGCTGGTCGTCGCGTAGGCTTTCCCGCCGCCCGCCTCGACGGTCATGTCGTACATCAGGGCCGGATTGTTGAAGGCAACCTCGTTGCCCTGGTACAAGACGCCGCTGCCCTGCGCCGAGAAACCCTCCTGGCCATTGTGGTCGATGAGGTTGTTCAGGACCTGCACACCGCTGTAGGTGGTGATCCCGACGGTCGAGTTGGCCGTGATGTGGTTGTTCTGTATCACCCAGCCGTTCGTGCCATAGGAGTAGACAGCGCCGTTGTACTCCGGCGGGTCATAGTGCTGAATGACCAGGCCCTGGATGGTGACCCCGGTGGCCGTCGTGGAGTGGAACGCGTACGGCGTGGTGCTGCCGCCGTCGAGGATCGCGCCCTGCCCGTCGCCGTCGAATAGCTGCCCGGGCTGCGGGACGATCGACACGTTCGCATAGGTGCCGGGCAGGAACAGGAACTTCGCCCCAGGAGGTGCGGCGGATACGATCGCCTGGATGGCAGCCGGTGACATCGACGGGTTGAGGAAAACCGGCTGCAGGGACGCTATCCACACCGGGTTCAGCACAGGCCGCACGCCTCCCCCTTTCAGCCGCAGACGACAACGGCGCCCCACACCCCGGCGTAGCCGGACATGCCGGACGCCTGACGGGACAGTTCCCGCCAGGACAGCATCCCGTTGTCATCGGTCACGCTCACGCCCGTGCCGCCGGCGGTGGCCACCGTTGCGACGAGCAGCGAGCCCATCGGCGGGCAGAACCGGCCCGTCGACACGGTGATGTCCGAAAAGTTGATCACGGGCGACGGCGTTGACAGGTCCTGCGACAAGACACCAGTAGCGGGGATTTCGACGGCGGCGACACCGCCGTAGGCGCCGCCCGCGCCGTCACCGTCGGTAGCCCCGACGGTGACCGGGGTGCCTGCTGTCGTGGTGCCGCCGCTGAGAACGCCCAGGATCTCGATCCCGAGGGCGGTGTCCTTAACGCCCACGCTGGGGGAGGTGACGCCAAAGTTCTGGATCGTTCCCGCGGCGGCCATCTGGGTGGCGTAATAGGCCGTGTAGACCGCAGCGGTGTAGGTGTACCCGTCCTCGGCGGGGGTCGCCGACGTCGTCGCGTAGGTGCGCCCGCTGCCATCAACGGCGTTGTAGTCTACTTCGCACCACGAGACCGCCGATGACGGCTGGGCGCTGATCTGAGTGGCGGCAGCAGTGGTCATCCGATCGTCGTCCGTGTTCGGCACTGTCGCGATCTGCGCCCCGGACCATCGTTCCACCACCATCGAATGCTGCTCGATGGATCCGGTGAACGGCACCGTCACCGTCATCGCCGACGGCGAGGACCCGACCGGCGAGGATGTCCAGATGCTGGCGTAGGCCCATGCGGACGGGTCGTCCCAGACTTGCTGCGTGTAGGCCAGGCCGCCGCCGGACGGCGGCCCGGACGGCCGGGCCGTATCGCCGGGTGTCAGGACCTTGACGACCAGGATGTCCCCGGCGGACGGGGTGAACGAGCCGGTGACCAGCGACGCCGCGTCTGCGCTGATGTCGTACACCGGATAGGAGGCGGCCAGGGTGGGCGCCGTGCCGGTGCCGCTGCGGAATGTGCCGTAGGAGGCGCCGTTAACCGTGTCGGCGACGTTCTGGCTGAAGACCGTGCCGGCGGCGGGTGTCCATGCGGATGCCATGTTGATGCGGTTGACCGCCCCGTAGATGAGCGACCCGGTGCCTTGCGGGATGAGCGTCACTTCGGCCGGGGCGGCGGCGTTCGCTGAACCTGCCGCGCCGGCCGTGAATGACGACTGGTATGTCGGCCCGCTGACCGTAATCGCCGCGCCGTTGAGCACGGTGACTGTGAGCGCGATCCCGTCCTGGATGCCGGGCCCGGTCTCGGTCGCGGTGACCACGGGCGTGACGGCGTTGCATTGCCGCCACGGCCCGAGCGCGAATCCGCCGAACAACCTACGCCCGGGCTTTCCCGCGGAGCGCCCGCACCTTCGCCACGTCGGCGCTGCGGCGGGTGGCGCACCACGCCTCGTACGCGCGGCGGTCATCATGCAGGCCCTCGTACGCGTCGAAATACGTCTTGTCGAACTGGCCGCGCCCGGCAGCGGGATGGTTGTGCCGCACGATCACATCCGGCAGGTACTGCAGGCACCCGGCGCGGGTGCCCAGGTCGTGGATCACGTTGTCGACATACCAGTGCGCGAGGCTGGGTTCGCACATCCAGCCGAGCGCCCGCACAATGCCGGACGACATGACCCACGCCTCGCACACGTCGGCGCGGACCTGGTCGTTCGGGTAGGAGATCCCGGTCCCGCCCATGCCTTCGATCGCGTCGAGGAGCAGCTTGTCCCAGCCGGGGGTCTGCGGCACGTGGTCGTCCCCGAACGACGCCAGCGCCGGGTAGAAATCCGCGGCGGCCAGCGCGAGAACATTCGTCCACTCCGCCAGGCCCCGCCGCGGCCCGGTCACGACTTTCACCTGCACGTCCGCCGACACCGCTGCCAGCGCCGACTTGCGCAGCGACGGGTCGTCGTCGTCGAAACCGAACACGACGTCGGTCCGCGCCTGCGACGTGGCGGCGACCGCCCGCACCAGCCGGGCCACGTTCCCCGGCCTGCCCCGCGACGGGACCACAACAAGCAGATCACGCATCAGGATCAGTCACTAGCTAGGCTCTCTTTCCATGCCGGACACCAGATGGGCCCGCGACGTCGCCGTCATCGGCGGCTGCGGCCACGTCGGCCTCCCCCTCGCGGTCGCGTTCGCCGACCGGGGGCTGCAGGTCGCCGTCTACGACACCGACACAGCCGCCGTCAGCCAAGTCGCCGCGGGCCGGATGCCGTTCCGCGAAGCCGGAGCGGAAGAAGCCCTCCGCCGGGCCCTGACTGCGGGCCGCCTGACCCTGTCAGCCGACCCCGCGGTCATCGAAGGCGCCGAGCATGTGATCGTCGCGATCGGCGCCGCCGAAGGCAAGCTCGACCCGTTCACGGCGCTGGCCGGCTGCCGCTCCCGCCTGCTGCCCGGCGGGCAGCTGCTGGTGCTGCGGTCCACCGTCGCCCCCGGCACAACCGAACGGTTCGCCCACCTGTGGGCGATGGACGTGGCGTGCTGCCCGGAACGGATCGCCGAAGGCCGCGCCATGGGCGAACTGCCCCGCCTGCCGCAGATCATCGGCGGCGTCACCCCCGGCGCCGCCCAGCGGGCCGAAAAACTGTTCCGGCAGCTCACGCACCGCATCATCCACGTCCGCCCCCCGGAAGCGGAGCTGGCGAAACTGTTCACCAACGCCTGGCGGTACCTCAAGTTCGCCGCCGCGAACCAGTTCTTCCAGATCGCCTCAGACGCGGGCCTAGACTTTGAGCAGATCCGCCGCGCCGTCACCCAGGACTACCCCCGCGCCGCCGACCTGCCACCGGCCGGGTTCACCGCGGGGCCGTGCCTGCCGAAAGACACCAAGATGCTCACCGCGTACGCCGGCGGCGGCCGCACCTTCTGGCTCGGGCTCGTCGCGGTCGCCGTCAACAAGGGCATGCCCGCCTACGTCGCCGCCCGCGCCGCGAAACGGTACGGCCTGAACCGCATGACGGTCGGGATCCTCGGCACCGCGTTCAAAGCAGGCAGCGACGACCCCCGGTCCAGCCTCGCCGCCGAGCTGCAGCGGCAGCTCGAGACCGCCGGGTGCGCCGTCGTCCGCACCGACCCCTACGTGAAAGACGACACGCTGCTGCCGCTCGCCACCGTCCTCGAACTCGCCGACCTGCTCATCATCGGCGCGCCGCACCCGCAGTACGCCGACACCGAAACCACCAAGCCGGTCATCGACATCTGGGGCCTCCGCGGGCAAGGGACCCTGATTTGAGCGTCCGGGTGCTGGTGACCGGCGCCGCCGGGTTCATCGGCGGCTACATCGTCGCCGAACTCCTCCACCGCGGCTACGAGGTGACCGGCCTCGACGACCTGTCCAAGTACGGGCCGGTTACAAAGTCCTACGACACGCACCCGCGGTACCGCCTCGTCGAAGGCGACGCCGCCGACCCCGCGACGATGCAGGCCCTCGCGTCCGAAGCGGACCACATCATCGCCGGCGCGGCGAAGATCGGCGGGATTTCCTACTTCCACGCCTACCCGTACGACCTGATGGCCGCCAACGAGCGGATCACCGCCGCCACCTGCGACGCCGCCATCCACGCCCGCCGCCGCGGCAGGCTGCGGAAAGTCACCTGGCTGTCGTCGTCGATGGTGTACGAGTCCGCCACCAGCTGGCCCTCCACGGAGGGGTCGGAGCTGGCGATCCCGCCGCCGCTGTCCTCCTACGGTTTCCAGAAACTGGCGGTCGAGTACTTCGCCCGCGCCGCGTGGGAACAGTACGGGCTGCCGTACACGATCGTGCGGCCGTTCAACTGCGTCGGCGTAGGGGAACAGCGGGCGCTCGGCGGCGCGGACGTCATGTCCGGCAACGTGAAACTCGCCATGTCCCACGTCGTCCCCGACCTCGCGCAGAAGGTCCTGAAAGGGCAGGACCCTTTGCACATCCTCGGCGACGGGTCGCAGGTGCGGCACTACACCTACGGCGGTGACCTCGCCAACGGCGTCGTGGCCGCGATGGAGCACCCCCGCAGCGGGGACGACTTCAACCTCGCCACCGCCGCCGGCACAACGGTCCTCGAGCTGGCCGCGCTGATCTGGGCGAAGGTCAAAGGCCCGGTGCCGCTGCGCTACGTGTCCGACCCGCCGTTCGCCCACGACGTGCAGCGCCGCGTCCCGTCGACGCTGAAGGCCCGCACGGTCCTCGGGTTCAGGGCCACGACGACGCTCAGCGCGATGCTGGACGAGGTCATCCCGTGGGTGGAGCAGGCCATCCGGGCGGGGGCGATCTAGCCGGGGATGGTGATCCGGCCCAGGCCGTAGCGGCCGTGCCCGATCTCCTCCCACTCCAGGCCCTCCTCGGCGCAGTAGGTGTCGAGGGCTCTGGCGACGCCGTCGCCGGGCCAGTTCAGCGTGTCGTGGCACAGGACCACCCCGCCGGGCAGCACCGCCGGGACGAACTTCCGCAGCTCCGCCAAAGTGTGCTCGTACTCGTGGGATGTGTCGATGAACAGCACGTCGCAGAGTTTCGGCTCGACGTCGAGGTCGTCGGCGACGGTGAGTTCCCACCGGCCGGTCCGGGCCCAGTAGCCGGGGACCTTCGGCTCCTCCACGTCGACGGACCACACGTGCCCGTCCACCTTCTCGGCGGCGGCGAGGAACGCGGACGTCGACTCGCCGCCGCGGACACCGAGCTCGGTGACCTGGACGTCCGGGAACCGCAGCGCGGTCTCGTGGAGGATCGGCATGTAATGCTGCATGTCCGACGGCCGTGACCAGCGGTCCTCGTAGTCGGCCTGCAAGTCGGTCGCGGTCTTCGGCGCCCGCGACACCGCGGCGCTTTCCACCATCTGCTCCAGCTGGCGCAGGACCGGCCGCCAGTACTGATCGAACACCGCGTCGGCGTCGTACTGGAGGGCGAACTCGCGGGCCGCTTTGGAACGTGTGCTGTCCAGCGGCCACGCCTCGTACGCCTCCTCGTAGGCGTCGAGGATCCCTTTGACGGAAGGGCGGATCCACCACGCCTCGTGCCCTGGTGACCAGTACGGTTCGCCTTTGACTTTCCATCCCGGCCCGCACAGTTCCGACATCGCGGACCCGTCGGTGACGACGACGGGCACGCCGCAGGCTTGCGCCTCGAGGGACGGCAGGCCGAACCCTTCGGCGAGGGAGCAGCCGGAGTACAGGTCGAGGCAGCCGAACCATTCCACCATCGACTCTTCGCCGATCAGCCCGCACGTGTAGGCGTGCTGGTCGGGGAACATGACCGCGTCGGCGATGCCGAGGCTCCCGGCGATGGACTGGAGGTTGATCCCGCCGATCTGCTTCGCGTTGATCACCGAGTGGATGACGAGCCTGCTGTTGGGGTGCCGGTTGTGGAACCGGGCGAACGCAAGCATCTGCTCCGGCAGCGCTTTCCGGTTACCGGCGTCCTTGTTGATCGCGCAGACGCCGATGAGGAAGGTGTTCGCGCTGATGCCCATGTCTTCCCGCAGCTTGTCCCGGTCGGCGGGGGGCTTGAACACTGCGGTGTCGATGCCGTGGGGGGCGTAGAGAGGTTCCCAGCCTGCTTCGCGGAGTTTGTCCTCACCGAACCTGCTGAACGCGATTGGGGTGCCGCCGGACTGCTCAAGCTTGATTTTGTCCATCGCGCCGAGCGGGTTGGAGTCGACGGGCATCCAGTGCGCGACGTTGAGTCCTTTGAGTTTTTTGGCGTCCATGGCGAACACGTCGCACAAGGTGATGAGGAGGTCCGCGTTCACGTAGCGGTAGTGGGCGTCGATGACATCGGAGCCGAAGGCGTCGAGGCCGCCGGGGAGGACGGTGTGGCCTTCCCAGTTGAACGCGTTCCCGAAAAACGAGTACGGCGAGCTGATGGACACCTCGTGCCCGGCTTTGGTGAGCCTCCGCACCAGCTGCGCCGTCTGAATACCGTAGCCGGTCTTAAGAAAAGGGGCGTAAATTGGAGTTTATCAACATCTTCACTCCCAGCACCACCTCCTTTGCGCCACACTTTAAAGCATGGTGCACTAGTATGTATTAATGCTTACTGGAGAACGTCGCCGAAAACTCACGCCTGCGCAGGTCGACGAGATCGTCAGACGCTATACGACCAGGCTGCCGGATGGAACATGGGAAGGAACGGTAATAATAGCACGCGACTACGGCGTACGGCCGCAGACTCTCTACCGATGGCTGCGGCTGCGGGGTGTGGAAATCCGCTCCGCGCGGGAATCGCATTCGGGCGGAAAAGCATGCAAGCCAGTCAAGAACGTTCCGGTATCAGATGCCCCTGCCTGCACCTGCGGGTGCGGAGAGCGAACCGCGTGGAACCGGCGCAAGAACCGCTGGAACCGTTACGTGACAGGGCACTACCATCCGGCCGCGCCGTACAAGCAGGAAGCGTGGCTCTACGAGCAATACGTCGGCAAACGGCGCACGCTAGCCGAGATAGCGGCCGAGCATGACGTGACCATACAGACCATCTTCTACTACATGGACTTGCTCGGCATCAAGCGGCGGGACATGTCAGACGCCCATATCGGGCGGCAGGCCGGCCCGCTGAACCCGGCGTGGAAAGGAGGCGTAGCTGAATGGGACTACGCGCCCGAGTGGAAACGGATTTCCCGGAACATCCGGTACCGCGATAAGTGGACCTGCCGGGACTGCGGCAAACAGCGAACCCATTGGGGCACCGGCCTGCATGTCCACCACATCGACACAAACAAGTTCAACAACGACCCGTCGAACCTAATCTCACTCTGTGACGAGTGTCACCGTGAGCGGCACAGGCTCCTGGTGAAAAGGCCCCGCTAGCGGCGCCGGAATCATTCCGGCGGGCGGGCGCGACCCGGCCTGCTTACCCGGGTTCGAAAATCTCGTACGCGACGGTGCTGGTGTCCGACGCCCCCGTCGACTTGATGCTGAAGCTCGTCCCCGCCGACCTGGCGAACACGTACGGGCTGGCGGGAGTACCGCCGGGCGTGTTGATCGTCAGGAAAATCCGCGAGCTGGCGGTGACCGAGGTGTTGGACACCACGACCGCGGTGGTGCCGTTGAGAACGGCGGTGCCCTGCTTCGCGTTCGACCCCTCCGCCACCTGCAGCCCGCTGCCGGCGGTCGCCACGTTCAGGTTGCCGTAGACGTTGGTCGTGGACAGGTAACCGGTGCCCGCGACGGTCCACTCCCCGGTGGTGCCGTCGTTCAGCTCGTTATAGGTGTTGGAGGTGAGCGCGGTCGCGGTCGCGTTCTGCACGCCGATGATCGTCGACATTGTGCCCGCATCCGTTTTCACCGACGCGGTCGCCCCGCCGAGCGGGCTGTTCTCGTACGGGGCGATCAGGCACACGGACGTGGAACCGCTGGTGACCCAGAACGCGACCGCATCGTTCTGATACGTCCAGCAGGTGTTAAGCGTGACCCCGAACGAGCCTGTGACCTTGAACGAGGTGCCGTCGTAGCCGTTCTTCGCGACGATCCCCTCCGCGCCGCACGCGGTGAGGGCGACGCCCTGGCAGCTGTCGATCTGGTAGCCGACGCCGCAGGTATCCGCCGCGCATGCGTCAAGCGCGCAGTACGTCATGTTGTAGATCCAGAACCCGATCAGGTTGTTCGTGTTCGCGTAGCACGACACGAACGTGCACGACGTGCCCGACGCGCCCGAGGTGGTGCCCCGGATGTAGAACCCGTGACCGCCGTTCGTGGTGGACTGGACGCACTCAAACCGGGACGCGATCGCGTTCTGGATGTCGAACCCGTGGGAGCCGAAACTCTGGGCCTGCACGTCGGTGAAGTTCAGGTTCCCCTGCGCCGGGTTCGCCGACAGCGCCGAGCTGAACCCGATACCGGTGCCCGACCCGGGCCCGTTGAGAGTGAACCCCGACAGCGTGTTCGACTGCAAGTCGACTGCGCTGATCCCGTTCGCCGACGTAGACGTCTGGCTGATGACCGTCGCCCCCGAGCCGGCTCCGGTGAGATCGACGTTCGGGTAGAGAGTCAGCGTGGACGAGATCTCGAACGTGCCCGGGGGGAAGGAAACGGTCCCGCCTGCGGCGGCGGACGTGTGCGCGGCGTTGATCGCGGCCTGGATCGCCGCCGTCGAATTGGCCGTGCCGGTGGGGTCGGCGCCGTAGGCGCACACGTTGTAGACCAGTGCGATCTGGCCGCTGTTCCCAGACACCGTGCTGTGCGCCCCTGTGGCGTTCACCCCGGCGGTGCAGCCGTGCGTGTTGTTTGAGGTGTAAGTGTTGTAGTCCGGCTGCGCCCCGGCGTTGTCCTCGGTGATCCCGGTCGCGAAACCCGTCATGGTGTTGCCGTCGACGGCGACACCGGTGCAGGCGGTGTCGACGCTCGCTACCCGCACCCCGGCCGACCCTGCGGAGGAGTTCCCGATCAGCGTGTTACCGGTGACGCAGCCGGTGGACGAATCGTAGACGGCGATCCCGTACACCGCCGTCTGCGCCGACGCCGACAAGTTGACCGTGTTGCCGGTCACCTGGAAGTTCGTGACCGGCCAGGAGGTCGTGCCGATGTCGCCGACCTGGATGCCTTTGACGCAGGACAGGCCGTCGAGGACGTTGCCTGTGCACACCAGCATGGAGCCGTTCATCGCGTAGATCCCGACGCTGGTGTTGAGGATGCTGGAGACGGTGTTACCGGAGATCACCCAGTCGTGCCAGCCGGCAGTGGCCGAAGTTTCTGGACCGTTTATGGAGACAGCCCCGCCGTTGATCGCGCCGATGTTCGACATCGTGTTCCCGGTGATCGCGACGTTGGTCACCGTGGTAGACGGGTTGATTATGTAGTCGAGCCTGATGCCGTCGTTGTTGGTCCCGTAAATGTCGTTACCCGAGATCGTGATGTTGTGTTCGCCGCCGCCGCCCAGGTCCATCGTTATCCCGCGCGTGGCCGACCGGATCACGTTGCCCGTCACCGTGACGTCGCTCACCAAGTCTGCTGAGCTGATGTACTGCCGCATCGCTATGCCGTCGTCCCCAACGCCCTGCCCGGCGTTGGTGATCGTGCCGGTATCTACGTTGTTGCCGCTGATGACGCCGTACTGGCAGTTCAGCACGTGTATGCCGTCCTGCTGGTTGAACCCGACGTAGACCTGTCCCGTCACGACACGGCAGCCGGTCACGCTGAAATGCGTGCATGACGTCAGGTAGATCGCGCGCCCGACGCTATTGATGACTTCGATGTCCTGGACGAACAAGTCGTCCGTGTAGCCGATGCCGACAGGTGAGCACTCCGGGGAAGAAGCCGCCCAGGACGGGATTGTCAGGTTGTTGCTTTCGTTGCCGTCCAGGGTCATGTCGGCGACGGTTATCCGCGACGCCGTCGTGTTGCCGTACGACGCGAGGATGCAGGCGCCGGTTATGGCGTCAACCTGGGTGGGTGACCAGTTGTTTTTTGACCGGATTGTGGTGGCGCCCATCCCCGCGCCCCGCAGTGTGGTGTCCGAGTGGATTTGCAGTGTCTGGGAGATCTGGTACAGGCCGGGTGCCAGGTAGACGGTGCCGCCGCCTGCGGCCGAGCAGGCGTTCAAAGCTGCCTGGATGCCTGCGTCGGATGTCGTGCTGACCCCGGTGGGGTCGGCGCCGTAGGCGCACACGTTGTAGACCGGTGCGATCTGGAAGAAATCCCGGGCCGACACGCCATGGTTGACCTGCGCCCCGGCGGTGTGCGCCGGCGCCGCGGTGCCGTCATCACCGCGGATACAGTTCGCGAACGTGTACGGCCCGCTGCCGGTCGCCGCCTGCGTCAGCGTGACCCGTTCCTGGTTGACGGTGCCCCACTCGAGCAGCATCGGCGCCGGGAACTGGGTGGGCCACCCGGCGATCGACGCGACCTGCACCGTCTGCCCGGTGGACGGCGCCGAGACGGCGCCGAGGGACGCGGACAGGGACGTCTGGACGGCGTCGGAGGTGTAGAAGTACTGCTGCGCCACGGGCCGCCTCCCATTGTCGAACTGGGTGGTTTCAGGGGCGGGGGCGGAACCATTCCTGCGGGCATTTCCGGGCCTGGACCCACGCCGGCC